TACTTCAATTTTAATATCAGGGCTATTTGTTTTTTTTTTAATAAGTTTGTTTATAAATGAATTACTAAAAAGGTATTGATTATCGATAAATATATGTTTTTTTGATTTATCTATGAGTTCCTCTAATTTTGTGTATGGAGATACATTTGAAACATTATAATATTTTTTACTTTCGGTAAAATCATACAAAATATTTTTATTATTTATGGTTTTACTTATAAAAACATTATTTTGAGTCGGTATAAATAAAGCAAATTGTATATAATTTTCATTTATATTTAGTTTTGTGATGTCGATACCGCCAACTGCAAAAATAGATTCAGTAGAAAATAAACGAATGTGATAGACGTTTATTAATTTATTCATAGGAATGAATCTAACATGTATTTTTTTATCCATTGTGTATTCTTTAATATTTGTTTTTAAAAATGGATTCAATCCTATATTGATATGAATTTCAATATGCGGATGCTTTTTTATTTTATGATTAAGTAGTTTTATAAAATTCAATGGTAAGTCGGTATCGTTAAAGAACATGGTTGTAATGTGAATATATTTTGAAGCTTTTTCAATTTCATTATAAATAATTTGATTCGTCTCTTTTTGGTCGTAAGATAAATACATAAGGATAGTGATAAAGATGGTAGTATATGTAATATATTATTAAAAAAAATATTTGCCAATTTTTTATTTTTGATGTTGTTTTTTTTGATGTTGTTTATTTTTTATTTTTAATATTATTTACAATTATTTCTACATTATTACATTTGAATTTTTCGAAAACGTTGGCGAGGTGAATTTGGTGCGGTGAATGGAATGTATGCATACGGTTCAACGATTTGAATGCAGTGCGAAAAGGATTGAGCCATGGGACTACAAAGGTCTAACTTGCCATGACTATTGACAAATGAAATGAGATCGTTGGCCAAGTATTTTCCAAAGTCATCCGACACATCTTTTTCCGCGCGTTTGAATTTGTCCATGTGGTCGGTATACGTGTCGCGCGTCACAATACAAATGCGCCTGCCATTTTGTTGGCGCATCAAGTATACCAACAAGATGAACAAGTCGTCATTCATTCCAACCGGGGTAATAATGTGAGGGACATCGCGTAGCACGGCATTGATGCGCGGAGCGTAGGATGGATTGCGTCGTTCGTCGGTGTGCGATTTGTGAATGACTATAAGCGGACTGCACCCGTTTTGTCGAACAAGTTGAATCATGGCGTTCAAATCGTCGACGCACGGGCTACCATTTCTAGAATGCAGAACATTTCCGCCATCAATGATTGCATCAAAAATGGGGGTTTTAAGTTGGTTCAAGACGGCTTCATGCTGTTTGGATTTATTTTTTGGGTCTTTTTCCATTTGAGCAACAATTTTTTGAATATAGTGCTCGCATCCTTGAAGCGAATACGTGGACAAGTGCGAAATGTCGGTTTGTGCGTGTGTAACCGCTGCATCATCTGCTGCTGCATCTGCATCGTGCAAAAACTTGCCGTCCAAGTGACGAAACAGAAATGTCAGCCGATTTTCAATCATGAATCGAATGTCTTTGGAATCGAGAAGCGCGGCGTCAATGTATCGCGTGAACAAGTGTGTGCAGTATTCAGGGTCGGGATTGTAAACCATCAGCGCAAAATAGTCGCGTTTCATAGAAAGGCGGTCAAAGACGGAAGCAATGCGCGCATCATCGCGTTCCAAAATCGCAAACCGTAGCACCATGGTAATTATACCTTTTTCTCTCGTCATTTGAATCAACTCTGCGTTCTCATTGAGCAACAAGCGAAACTCGTCCATTTTGCCGCCTTGAAGCAGCTCGTTCATTGATCGTTGAAGTCGCCCTAGTTCTTTTGCTGTCATCGCGGTCGCCATTTCAAAAAGTGAAAGCAAAGAACACGCTGTAAATGTAAAATAGAAATAAAGAAGTTATTTTTTCAATTTATTTTATCTTGCATACATGAGACCGCAATTTCCGCCGACAAATGTCAGCATATTGAAGCGCTCCTCGAAAACAGTGAGGTTGTAATTGTAGTCGTATATTCTCCAGGTTGGTTTATTGACACCAACGGGAACTTGAGTTTCCGGATCGCAAATGGTTAGGAATTGCGCTTCCGGATCCAGCGGCGGATAAAACGTGGTAAATTCAAGCTCAATCGTTGAAAACTTGCTGGCATTGATTGCCCCCGAAGGTTGAAAATCTCTCGGTTCAGTATCCAAACAAAAATTGTAACAATAAAGGCCGTCGGGTGCTGAACCGCGACTGCTGTTATATTTTTCCAAATAGTTGTAAATCCCTGCATCGAGTAAATTCTCTCTGTATTTGCCGTCCAATAAAATTCCTAAATTTAAAAGAATGTCTTTTTGGTTTTGAACACTGAATGGCGGTGTAATACAATATCCGGTATTTGCAGGGATGACTGGATTAGTTCCTGGTCCAAAGTTAATGGGATATGACGGACATCGTGATAGCGCAGGCCAATCGAATGGTAGCGTGAGTGGAGCCGGAACTAGTCCGTCCGGTTTATACTTGTAAGGCCAATTCGTATAGTTGCCCCACTCGTTTCGTAGATATGCGTCGCTCCTTTGAAAATAAAACATCCAGCTCGACACCATACCGAGCGTGCTTTGTAGCCAAATGCGACGACTGCCGGTGACGTTTTCAAAATCCCACTGATACACGGATTTAAACAAGTACTGTTGCGGAACGGTTGCAAATTGCTTGGCTTCGTCCGCGGACAAGAAGCAGTAAGTTGACATGAGATGAATGTCGGCATTCCAGTCGCTGCGCGTCGAACTTCCGTAATCCAGTTCGATATTTGGCGGCGGCTGAATGAATCGATAAAATTGTTGCAAATTGTCATTAAAATTGGGCTGAATATAATTCGGCGTAACATATTCCGGGAAATAAGGGGGCGCCAGGTTCGTGGTACTGGGCGTAGCAGTTGCGTTACCGGTGGCCGGATTCGACACGTCGCGAATGACAAACAGTTCGCGAATGGAGCGCAGTGTAATGTCGATTTGGAGCTGGTTGTATTGCAGCGCGACAAGCGGAAACGCCATTTTGCTGCTGAGCGTGAACCACGCATTGATGGGAATATACAATTTTCGGAATCGAATGGATGGATCAATGCCTGCCGGGTTATTGGTGTAATTATAAAAGGCATTCGGATAGTTGCCGTTGTTGGATGAAAACGCGGCGGGATTGTTCAACTCGGGGATGTTTCCGGTCATGCGGTTATACAAGTCACGCTGAGTTCCGTTGAAATTCCTCTCCACGATTGCCTGCAAGTATCCGCCTGTTAGCTTTTGAAGCGTCTGACCGCCCACTGAGATTGTGATTTCTTTAATAATTTGCGTGCCGATGTTTTCAATCCATTTGAATTCATATGGCGTCCACGACTGGTTGCATTTTTGAGGCGGTAGAATGGGGCTCCAAATGTTTGGTAGTGTTACAACCAGGTACGTGTCCATTAAAAGCTCGGCATAACGCGGAATATAAAATGTGAATTTAGAAGATTCGTTCAGCCGTAAATTTCGTTGCCCGTCGAAATCAATTCTAAATTTTTGCAAACCAAAATTTGTATATTTTGCATATGTTGTTTTAAAGAATGTTTTTTTGGGATTCGAATTCAGAATCACGTTTTGGTTGCCGTATGCGACCAAATTTAATAAACCTCCTGCCATAGAATTGTATTATTATTTATTTATTTTAGTTGTATGAAATATTTTTAGAGAGAAGAGAGATATATATTTTATTTTTAATGTTAAAATACTATATAATCTATATATAATTATTTTAAATTATAATTCGTGAATTATAATTAGTGAATTATAATTATTATAAAATTACAATTTACAATACAATTGTATGAATTATAAAATTGCATACATTTCCAATAATTTAAAATATATATAAAATATAATTATAATATTTAGAATTTTATTACCAACTCATTTTATTGATTCATAATTATAATTATATAATTTATCAAAACATTTAATATAGTTGAACAAATGTCGAGCACTCCTGGAGCTCCTGCAGAATCTGCGGTTTCGGGTTTAACAGATTCCGCCAACGCTTTAAAAATGCAATTAAAATCGTATGTTTCGCAAACGGATAATACAACGCTAATCCATATTATAGGATGCACGCTGGTTATATTTATAGCGGGTTGTATCGCATATTACGTGTATTATAAATTTACGCTGCTTCCGAAAAGCTGCAAACGGTTAAACGGCAAAAAACCGGCGGCACTAAATTCAAGTTGGATTACTACGGCTTCTGCTGACCCGTCATCGCAGTTTTTATTGAGAGATTACTATATAAAAACGGCATACAACGCTTGTTCCACCGGAAACTTTTCAAACGATTACGTCGACGTTTGCGCGCTTCAGCACGCAATCAGAATGGGCTGCAGGTGTCTCGATTTCGAAGTGTACGGCAGAAACGGGCAGCCCATTATTTCCACGTCGTTAAGCGACGACAAGTGTATTAAGGAAACCTACAATTCGGTTTCTTTCGACGAAGCCATGAGCGCGGTGGCCACGTCGGCATTTAGTCCCAGTTCAAATGTGTGTCCCAATCCCAGCGACCCGCTGCTACTCTTATTCCGAATTAAAACCAATGATGTAGACGTTTTGAATAGTATGGCGGATATAATCAAATCGAACCTGAACAATCGCTTGCTTCCAGAATACAATCACGAATTTGGCGGGAAAAATATATGCGCCGAACCCGTCAGTAAGTTTAGCGGTAAAGTTGTCATTATTGTGGAAAGCAACCCGCTGTTGTACCAACCGGGTGCGGAGCGCATGTATGAAATCACGAATTTGACGAGCAATGCATTTTTGAGAATTTTGACGGTGTTCAATGTGCTAAACAGTCCGGATATTACGGAACTGACGTCGTTTAACAAGCAATATATGACGATTGTTACGCCGGATCCTTCCATGTCGGCGGAAAATTATGACCCGATGCCGCCGTCATTAGCGGGGTGTCAGTGCATGGCACAATCGTTTCAGCTGACGCGAGACGGGAACCTGGCGGTGTATAACGACTGGTTTGAGTCGGGGCCAATGAAGAGCGCATTTTTATTGAAACCGAAGGAATTAATGTTTGTTCCTCAAACGATTGAGGCGCCGAAGCCGCAAGACACGAAACTCTCATTTGCCAGTCGCCCGCTTCAATCCAACATGTACAGTTTTACGATTTAATCTGCCTGCCTGCGATGAGTAACGATTTTTAATTATTTATTATAAATTAAAATAATTAAAATAATTAAAATAATTAAAATAATTAAAAAATTGAAATAAAGATGTATAGTTAATAACAAGTAACACATGCATTTTGTAATGCAAGAATCAAAAGAATTAAAAGAAGAGTCGAATGAACAAAAAGAAAATGGTAAGAAGAAAATAAAAATTGTAATTAAACCGAAAGTCGATATTGTAAACAATCTCTTTGAAACAAATCGTGAGTATTTAAAAGAAATATGTAAAAATGAACAACAGCTTGAAGAGTTGAAGAAGAGGTATACTATCGACCAAGAGAGTCGAGAAAAAAATATTTATAATTTTATAGATGCGTATCGTTGCATGATCAAACAGCAGTTTAATGAAGAAACACAACCATTGGTGAACCGTGAATTATTGGATCGGCTTACTGTAAATCCGGAAAAAGTGAAAGTGGTTTGGAGTGGGTGTTTACAAGCGTTGCGGCGTCTTCCGAGCGAGTCGGTTGGACATATGGTCACTTCGCCGCCGTATTACAATGCGCGCGAATATTCCACATGGCCGAACTTACAGGCGTATTTGGCGGATATGCGCGCAATTATATCGGAATGCTATCGAGTGCTGGATAATCATCGCGTGTTTGTATTCAATGTGAGCGACGTGGTGGACAATGACAAAATGGATAAAATCAATGCGTTTGGCACACGCAAAATACCGCTTCCCGCGTATTTCGTAACCATGTTTGAGGAGTGCGGGTTCACGTACGTGGATGACATTATTTGGGACAAGGGGGAAGTGCAGAGTTCGCGGCATAAAAACGGAAACAAGCCGTTCCCATTCTTTCAGTACGCGTGCAATTGTTACGAACACATTCTCATCTTTCACAAGCACCGACTGGAGAAGGACGTCAAGTATCCGTGCAATGACTGCGGCAGTTTGAATGTGAAGAGTAACAGTTACACGTCTCGCGGATTGCGTTCGTGGGAATGCCGAAATCCGCAGTGTGAACGCAGCGAGGCGGACCGGGGAAAGCGTTTCTCGTTGAAAACAATCATGACGCAAAATCCGTTTCGGCAGCAAGAAAATGTGATTCCGAAGGAGCTGGTTCAAGAGTGGCGACGGGATATTCGCAAACTGTCGCCGGTGATTAAAATAAACAATAAAAAAGAAAACAAGTTGGGTCATACTGCGCCGTTTCCGATGGATATTCCGTTGATGAGCACGTATTATTATAGTTATCGGGGGGATATTGTGCTGGATGTGTTTGCTGGCAGCTTTACGACGGCGATTGCGGCGCAAAAGTTGGGTCGAATTGGTGTGGGGTTTGAACTGCGTAAAGATTTGTTTCGGGACTGCATCATAAAAAATATTACGAATCATGAGTGTCAGTTGGAAGAGATTGAAATGAATTGAATTGAATAAATCTATAAATCTTGGATATTATTACTTTGCGCACGTCATCAAGAATGGGCGCAGAATCGCATCGTTCCTGCAAAAATTGTAACTATAATGCAAAAACAAATTCAAAAAGATGACCAAGGAACTGTCATTCAGTTTATTCGTCCGTTATCCGGTGGGTTTAAATATTATTTGACTCGCCAAGACCGAAACGAATGGACGCATCCTGAGTTGTTTCCTGAAAACACGAGACGCAACGACGGACAAGATTGGTTCGTTCTTCAAAGACATGTGCGCGAGATTATTGAAATTTAAATGACTTTTCACTGTGAATGATTGTGAATATTATTGTGAAATAAAAATAAAAGAAAAAAATAAAAAAAATATAAATTGATTTTTTTATTGTATAACATATATTCAACAGTGGTGTCCATTTCTCAATTACAATGGGGAAAAATTGCAAGAGAAACTGTGGAAACGTGTGTTCAATTTGTAATCACAAGGAATGCGCCTTGTATCTCTATAATGTTGAACAACTGAAGAAGATGCTTGCGGACGCCAAACGCTTGGCATGTTTATCATCTCAACGCTTGCATCTGCGACAAATCAAAATGACTGAAGCACACCTCAAGGAACTTGGTGAAAAAATAAAATCTTGGTGAAAAAAAACAAAAAAAACAAAAAAAAACAGAAAAAAATATAAATTGATTTTTTTTTATTTATTTATTATTTATACAGGTTCCTGATTATCAAGAAGAATTAAATGACCGTTTATTTTGCTTGTTTTGAACGCAGCTGAGTGGTTCGAATGGTGTTTCTTTTTTCCATTTCACTCCAGTATTCTTGGATTGTGTAAGATTGCTGTTGCATGTTGCCGAGGCGAGTATCCCAAAATAAATTTCCAGGTCGATAATCGGACAATATAACATTTTGGTCGGGGCAAAAGTAACTTTTATCTTTATTCACCGCTTCATTGTGACTAATATTCGCTTGATCGTCTTTATTCAAAGTTTTTTCGCAATCGAATGCGTGAATTGAAATATATTCGCGAGTAATGGGACTTATAAGTTTCCCATCATGAATATTTTCGAGCTCGGTCAAATGGTGAAAGCATGATTTTCCCAAATATATTTTTATTTTCAAATACTCTTCAAAAACTTTTTTGTATTTTAGGATGTCCTCCTCGTCGGGAATGTGGATTGAAAGATCGTAACAGTGAAGCATCTGCCAAACTAACGAAATAATCACATCACCAACGACGTTTGAATTCGACATGAATCCTTTGGATGTTGTGAAAATCTGAGGTTCTGATGTAGGATGGCTTTTGAAACTTTCTTGAGAACCGCCGGAAACATTGTAATAATAATGCCCTCCCCAGTTCAAATGTCCTTTATTTTTACCCAATTTTATTGTTCCGGTTGTCGTCGTCGTTGTCGTCCTATTTATTTCATAAATTGGTTCCCAATTTCGCAACTCAATCTCTTTTTTAAATTCTTCAAGTTCAGTGCGGTGTGAAGATGAACCCGAATATCCATTTTCTTTTCTGATAGAAATGACTGCAACTACCGCGTTGTTACTATTTCCTCCAATATTATTGAGTATGTACTCATCTAGAGGACTAAGAGCAAGTGCATAGACAGTTTTAATGCGCTTATACTCTTTATACGGAACTTCAATCACAACACCATTTGTGTGCGTACTCAACTGCTCTATTGTATGATTGCATTTCACGACATGACCGTACTCGCATACACGCCTCGAGGTTTGAGAAACGCGTTTGGTTGTACATATTATACATACACCGGCTTTATTTATATTTTGGATCTTTGTTTGAATAGCTTTTGGCAATCTTTTTATAATTTCTTTACAACATTTATTTACGAATATTTCTGATACCGACGCCGCTGTCATATCAAGTATCAAGATGTTATATAAACCAAACGCGCTGTGTTATATATAGTTTATATGTTCATTTTTTTATTTTCAATTTTTATAATAATGGCATTAATATATTATAATAATTATTATAAATACTACTATAAAAATTTTATTATTACTATAATATACTAAGTATATAATATAGTAAGTTAGTACCATAAATAAATAAAAAGGAAATAAAAATGAGTGAAAAGGAGGTAGAGCGTTCTTTAGAGATATTGAAAAATTCACAAAAAGAAATAGAAAAAAATCAAGGTGAAAAGCTGGTGAGCAATCCGACGATCCAGGAAATTATTTCAATCGTCGAGCAGTTTTTAAAAAGGAAAAAGCTGATTTGTTACGGTGGAATTTCTATAAATAATGTTTTACCGGAAAAAGATCAGTTTTATGACTTGAAACGAGAGATTCCGGATTACGATTTTTTTTCGCCGAATTCGCTGGACGATGCGAAAGAGTTGGCGGATATATTCTATAAAAAGGGATTCAATGACGTGGAGGCGAAATCAGGCATGCACACGGGGACGTACAAGGTGTTTGTGAATTTCATTGGTGTTGCCGATATTACATTTATCGAACCGGAACTGTTTAAAAGTTTGATGCGCGAAGCAGTTGAGCGCAACGGAATCTTGTATACGCCGATTAATTTTCTGAGAATGTCCATGTATTTGGAATTGTCGCGCCCCGACGGAGATGTGAGTCGCTGGGAAAAGGTGTACAAGCGCTTGCTCATTTTCAACAAGAACTTTCCACTAAAAGGAGACAATTGTTTGAAAAAGGCAAAAGGTTTAGCGCCATCGAAAAAGGAGGAGGAAATATTTGAGATTGTGCGGGATGAAGCCATATCGGAAAAGCTGGTATTTTTTGGAGGATACGCGTGCGCGCTTTTTTCCGAACATTTGAAAAAGGACGAGCGCGCCATCCTATATTCCGCCGTGCCGTCATTCGATTTGTTGTCTGAAAATGCTAAAAAATCGGCCCACAAATTGAAAGACAAGTTGGACAAAACCGGTCATTTCAGTCGCGTAATCGTGGAAGAAAAAGAAGATTTCGGAGAACACGTGTCCGAGCACTATGAAATCGTGGTGGACGGAAAAACGGTGGCATTCATTTACGAGCCGTCTCCCGGTGCGTGTCACAATTATAATGTGATCCGTATTCAAGGAAAGGATGTGAATATTGCAACTACGGACACTATTCTCAGCTTTTACTTGTTGTTTCTTTATATCAATCGCCCGTATTATGATCGCGATCGCTTGCTTTGTATGAGCCAATACATTTACGATTTGCAGTACGACAATTTGACAAATAACGACGGCATGTTCAAACGATTTTCCAAGCCGTGCATCGGTAAACAGGTCACGCTGAAAGACATCAAGGATGTAAAGTCGCACATGTTTAACAAATTGAAAAATAAAAAAGGAACGCGCGAATATGACGAATGGTTTTTAAATTATAATCCGATTGAAAAAGAAAAATTGAAGGCGCTGAAAGGGAAAAATGCTGAAAATTTCGACGAAAAAATTAAAGATGTCAATAAATTCTCTCCCTCTTACTCTAAACGTAAAGACAAGGACAACAATCGAATGAGGACAAGGATGATGAGGACGATGAGGACGACGAGGACGACACCAACAAGAACTAATACAAGAACTAGGACAAGAACTCGAACCAATAAAAGAACACATAAAATACATGGAAGAAGATAAACGAAATTAATTCAATGTTTTTTTTCAACTCCGATTTGGTAACACATTCTACACAATGGAACATAAATGTCGTCTGCGCCGATTAAAACTTGTTCGGTGCTGCTCGTATTTCGGAATGAAAATGGTGCGCGCGTTCCATCTTTGCATCGCCCGCAAAGCGCGCGCAATTTTGTCACCTTGTCGCAAACGGGAACAAGGTCGAGAAGTTTTCCAATTTTTTCTCGTTTAAAATCTCCGTCGAGTCCGCAAATGTAGATTTTTTTATGTCGTTTTTCGACCATTTCGGTTGCAAATTCGACAATGTCCCGAAAGAATTGTCCTTCATTCACTAATATCACGTCACTTTCGTTTATTTGTTTCGCATTTTCCTCTACTTGCATAATTTCTTCCATTGAGAAACCCATGATACAAGGTATCATTTGTTTGTCGTGTGTAGAAAGCATGGTTTCAGAGTAACGATCATCCGCTTTAAAGTTGATTACACAGACATTTAATTTACAAAATGAGAATTGTCTGTAATAATTTAAAAGTGTTGATGTCTTTCCGGACCACATTGGTCCAAGAATGAGTTCAAGATAACCGCCACATTTTGAAGAAGAATTTGGTTCCATTTTTATACTGGCCGACTTGGTTTTATAACATATAATTTAAGATGTTTTTAATTCAATTTTTATAATTATATATATATATATATATATATATATATATAATATATATATATTATTATTCATTTTTAAAATGGGAACAGTGTCGTCAAAAGGAGAAAGTGGAACAAACGTTGAAATGAAGGGGTCTCCCGAAGAGGAACAACGAGTAGTATATGAACAAGATACTGCAAATGCAGCACAAGATATAGAAAAAATGAAACAACAAACTAAGGAACTTGAAGAAGAAATAAAGACTGAAAAAGATCCAAATATAAAAAAAGAAAAAACCATTAAAATGTTAAAAATATATATTACTCTATATCCCGATATTGAATTTTATAAAAAAGCGTTAGAAGAGTTGGAAACACCATCATCTGCACAACAAGCTAACAATGATCTTTTTACTAGTTTTGGTGGTAAAAAGAAATCGAATAAGTTGAAAACGAAGAAGTCGAAATCGAAGAAGTCGAAAACGAAGAAGTCGAAATCGAAGAAGTCGGAAACGAAGAAGTCGGAAACGAAAAAATCAAAACCGAAGAAAAAGAAATAAAGAAAATGAAACAAATATATATAAATTATTTATAAAATACAAGTTAAAGTTTATTTATAAATAATGAATAAGTTGTAAAAAATGGAACTTGATGTTATTAAACAGGATATTAAAGATGCTCATAATAATAAAATAAACAATTCGACGCCGTGGGTTGAGAAATATCGACCATCAAATTTCGATGACATTGTTTTGGATGATATAAATAAGAAAATAATCGAATCTGTGATTGAAAATGATTACTTTCCGAATTTATTATTTTATGGACCGCCGGGAACCGGGAAAACGACAACGATTATCAACATGATAAATGCGTATCAAGAAAAATACAATCAAAAAAATAAGGGGTTAATGATACATTTGAATGCATCGGATGAGCGAGGCATTGACATTATACGAAATCAAATTAGCGGTTTCGTCGCGTCGAAATCAATGTTTGGAAATGGTATGAAATTTGTTATATTGGACGAAGTTGACTACATGACAAAAAATGCGCAAATAGCGTTGCGATATTTATTAAATAACTTTAATAATGCAATTGATGTTCGTTTTTGTTTAATATGCAACTATATAAGCAGAATTGATGAAGCGCTGCAAACCGAGTTTGTAAGAATGCGGTTCAACATGTTACCCGAATCCAAAATTATATCCTTTCTACAAAAAATCAACGTGTCTGAGAATTTAAATGCGAGTTTAAACATTTTAACATCGATACAACGCCACTTTAATTCGGATATTCGAAGTATGATAAATTATATGCAGTCCAATCAGCACGTGCTTCACGAATGCAAAGTTATAACGAATGAAGTGTGGAAAAATGTGGTGACAATGTTTAAAACGAAAATGAAACCCGCTGTTATTATTTATGAATTGAATGAAATAAGTTTAAACTATAATATTGAACGTAAAAATTTAATAAAAAATTTTTTGAATTATGTGATACAAAATTATCCTGAATACATAAATTCCAACTTTTTAGATTTTGTCGAATATATAACCCACATTCAAGAATGTAAAACAGAGCACTTTCTTCACTATTTTGTTCTGAGAATGGTAACATTATTATAAACATGAACAATACTTACCCGAATGAATCATTTCATCATTTCATTATTTTTTACCATATTCATATTCGAAATCAGGATCTCCCGTTATGGTACGTAGCACGTGTCTTATATACGCCCGTGTAACTGCGTCAGCTTTGTAATATTTATAAAAACAATCTTGTAACTTGTACTCAAAGTCGGGTTTAATATTAGGAACCATGTTATCGCAGATGTTGTTGAACTTGGATTGAATGCATTGATAGTGACACTCTGGCATTATATTTCCAACAAAAACCCCTTTGCATCTCGGGTGAGAGTGATAATGTTCACCAACATATTCAATCAAGTATCTTTCTCCGACTTGTAAATCAATCGGATTGACAACGGTAAGCGGCGGTATCATGACTGCTGCCAATAGATTAGGTTAGATGCAATTTGTGAAATGCGTTTAAGAAAAATGTAAAATCAATTTTAGATTTTATATTTAATTCATTAAAAATAATAATAAAGGTTACAGTTATATTCATCTATATTTAAATTAATTAATTAAACGAATATCGTATAAAATACATACTTGAATAAAATGAATTTGCAATCATCAACACAGTTATCCACCGCGTCGTCCTTTGCAACGAATGAAAACAAAGCACTATTGTGGAGTGTTTTACAAGGTGGCGGAAAATTTGTTGGAATACCCGAATATCTGCAACACAATATTCAAGAAATGTTTGAGTCGACGATTCGTGAGATTGGCGAACACTATCGAAGATTAAATCAACCCGTAAATTTAAATGCGGTAAATAAAGAGGCGGTTGTCATTATTTGTAAAAAAATAGACGCAGTCAAAGAACAACAGCAACAGCAACAACAGCAACAACAGCAACAACAGCAACAATATAAAAACCTTCCTCAACAAGTATATCAAAAAAAACAACAACAAGTTCCGCAATTGGAAACGGTATATACGGCACAAGATTTGCAAAAAGAGCGCCAAAATGCATTTCAATCCGAGTTTAAAAAAAAGGAGGAAGAAATGTCTTCCATATTAAAGTTGAAAAAACCGGAAGAAATTAACTTTATGGACGACGTATATGATAAACCGATTGGAAATGATATGGAACGCTTACTTGCAGAAGCGCTGGCGTCGAGAGAGAAAGAGCTGGAACAAATAAAAAGTGTTGCATTTGCACCGCCGCCGCCATCTTCATCTGAGAATTCGGGTATAAAAGAAAATGAAAAACGTGTTAGTTTTGGAAGTCAACTACATGTCATTGAAAATCGGCAGCAACAGAATGAAAGTTATTATGAGAATGAAAATGAGAATGAGAATGAGCACAACGACGACGTTCACGGTGATATAAGTTTTATTTTTAATAAACTGAAGAAAATCAAGACACAAAAAAGTGAAAATGAACAGCAGCGTCAAACTGAATATCAAGGAAATCATGTGAATGAAAATAATAATAATAACATTCACACCACTATTATAAAAATGTCGCAAGATATCGAATACATGAAAACTGCGCTCGCTGAACTACTAGAAAAGGTAAATAAATTATGAAATCATGTTTGTTGACAAACAATATCTTTACTTTCGCCTTCGCTGCTGCTGGTAGTAGGCGATTTCGACGATTTCGACGGCGATTTTGGCGATTTCGTTTTTAATGGTTTTCGATTCACTTTACTTTTTGGGGCAAGCGAGCTCAACGTTGACGGTCTTTTTTCACATCGTTTCAATGTGAATTTTTTTGTCAGTGTTGGTGTGTAGAGCAAACAAGGAATAGACGTAATAGTCCCATTTATTTTATCATATAAAACGTCTTTTGTTTTTAATAATTTTTTTTGCTCGAGGCAGTAAAGTAAAAAATCATGAAGGAATAACTTGTCTTTTTCGTTCAAGTTGTTCTCACCGGAATAATGTTCGACGAATGCATTTATCTTAATAATTTTCATGGACTTGTCCAATTTTGCCCACTGTTCTTCCTTGTTCTGCGTCCTTTCTTTTTCAAGAAACGAATCTATATCGACATTTGAATTACATTTTGTCAACTGTTTCGTATTTGTTTTTTTTAGCAACATGGATTTATACTTCATGTTTCTAAGTTCGACGCATTCTTCTTTTGCTGAATTATTTATAATATGGCGATCGTCGACGACGGTATTGTCGTTATTACGATGACTTGATGTTTCATGCTCGTTATTGCATTCGTTGATTGTTGAATTCAGATTCGGATTCGATAAAACAGATTCAGAAGCCATTCTATTTTATTTAATTGTGTGTAAATGATTGAGGTTGATGGAATTCTTTTTCGGTAACTTATATATATTTATGAAATAGAGTTTAAATCTATTTCATAAATAATAATTTGTTCATAGTTTCAAGATTTATTTATTTGTTGTAAAATAAATAAAAATATAATGAATAAATAATACCAAATATACTGAATTAATTGAATTATTAGAAAATGGAAATAAACTCTAATCAAACTATTGTTTCTATTGAAAATTGTACAAATGATAATAATGCCGATAATGCCGATAATGCTGATAATGCCGATAATGCCGATAATGCCGATAATGCCGATGATAATAATATAAAATATAAAATGTATCTTTCAGAAGGGATTGGCTGGATTGGAAGCATTTTAGTTTTGATACCATATGTCGTTCCCCTTTCCAAGACAAACGATTTTATTTTAAACACGTTGGGTGCGTCAGGATTATTTGTCGTATGTGTTACATCAAAACAGTATCAATCTATTGTTATCAACGCTGCATGGATTGTAGGCGGTGTTTATAAATATTTCTCATAGTGTGTATTTTTGTAGAATTTACATTGATTTTAACCAAATTAAAACAGGTGCATGGGAGACGATGCGCTTGATGGGGTTAAACTGCCAACGCACATGGAATATGACAAGCGCGAAACAAAATATGCTAAAAAGTATGTAAAACAACTCATGAATAAGTTGAGAAGTAATCCAAAGCTGAATTTTTTAGAAAACAAACTGTAGAGAGAAAATACAGTTACAAAAACAAACAAAACATAAAAAAATACCGAAAACCCATAATAATACAAACAGTATTCACGAGTGAGCGGGCCGAATAGCGTATCCATCATATTCATTTTATATAAACTATTTATATGTATAGTATATATAATATTTTATAATATATTAAAAAATATTCAATATTCAAAATTCAATATTCAAAAAAATAGTATTCACAATTTCTAAACTTGTCTAAATTTTCTAAAATAAAAATGATAAAAAATATCAACATATGCGGCATTCATGGTAAAAAGTTGGGATTAATGTTGAAAAAAGAGTGTATCGAAAACGATACACAACACACAGAATCGGACTCTAAAAAGGTTTCCACGAAATCGGAGGATTTAAAGCGAACATTGTGTGAGAAATGGGATTTGCCGGAGCATTGTTTCGCACACGCTTATCAATTTCGCGAAATATCCAAACTGTATTTGAACATGGAAGATGACGGAGTCGAGCATCGATGTCTTATTATAAAAGAGCTGTCAAATAAAATGGCGGGATATAAGCGACAAGATGTTGATAAAAAAATATTCAACAAGGATTTATTTATATCTCTCGAAAATATAGTTGATAAACTATTATGTTCAAAGTTGAAGTGTTTTTACTGTAAGCGCGATTGCGAGATATTATATAAACATATTTATTCGAAACAGCAATGGACGCTAGATCGCATTGACAATACTCTCGGACACAATACGGACAACGTCGTTGTGAGTTGTTTGGAGTGCAATTTGAAACGGGGAACCATGGACAGTGACCGGTTTAAATACGGAAAACAAATCGGATTAACATTTCGTAAATTGAATTAAATAAAAATAATTTAATATTTAATTTTTAACATTTTTTTAATATTTCTGTAAAAAATGATATAAACCAAAAACACGTAATTATATCATTGACGCAAATTTCATAATAAATTTAATACGAGAGAGATAGAGAGATAACGTAAAAATAAGTAAGATGACAAACATAGATGATGTTGTTGGAAGTTCAGGATACACGACACAAAATGCGCTATTGTTGACCAATTTGTTAAAATTCTATGACCAAAATGGAAATTTGGATGTAATGTTGCAAATTATTAACGGTCATTCGAAAATATCGCTTCGAATTATCGACTGGTTCGCAACCAATTATGCGAAAAAATATTTCACGGTATATGCAATTAACAATGAATATTCAAAGGGCTCAAGGCGGTTTAAAGTGTATGTCGACTATAAATTGAAACTCAAAGCGTATTCAAAAAAACGGTTCGACCCGTTTTGTAGATGGGATCGAATTACCATTCCGTATAAAAACGGAACATTCATTCAGACCACGATTGGACAACTCAATTTTTTTAAATGGGCAATTGAGAATGACATTGTTCAATACATTGAGCAGCATTATGGAACCATTGAAGACGACATGAATGCGAGAAACAGTACATCGAAACGCTCGTCTTCATCGAATTCTTCAACTGCTTCATCCCTGTCTTCCATTTCATCGACTTCGTCATGTGGGGAAGATTTGGATATTGCAAACGAAGTGAAGAATGAAATCAAGAGTGAAAAAAATAAAACTCGAAAGAAGCGCGAAGAATTGTCGGTTTCGGCAATCAAAAGTATCAAAACAGAAAATGTGGAAGTGGTGGTTAGTTTTGAATAATGGGCATTGTATAATGCGGCGTCATTGTCTTAAAACACTTGCAAATAAAGGAGAAACAGGTATGACAAGTATGCCATGACAATCACGATGAGCCATATTGGTATCACGGTTTTATTTTTATAGCCGATTCCAAATTGGCGAACGGTTCCGTCTTTATGAAATACGAAGCTTGGTTTCACATATGCCATAATTCCAAATAAGATAATAAACAGCAGTATAGAAAGTGAAGTGATATTTTGTTTGATAAACAGTCGATTCATATTTATTTATTTTTAGTATATATAAATTTGTATTTAAGTATATGAATATCGCTAAACCTGATTGTTATTATATCAAAACAAAAAAATATATGAAATTATACATTAACTGTAATTAAATTGTAATGAAAGTGATTGATTACAATTTAATATTTTTATTTTAATATTTATATTTTTTTGAATACCGGCGACGAAATTTTGATTTCTTTGAACTATTTTTTTTTCGTGAGTATTTTCGTTTACCGCCACCACCATTTTCACTTCGTGGTGGTTGTTGTTCATTTTGTCGTTGTTGTTGTCCAACACCAAAATATGCGTTGCGTGCATCTCGAAGCTGTTGTATTGTTAACTGGGGGCGTTGGGGAGAGGCAGCGGCGGCGCTTTGAGACGTGGAAACAGGAGAAGAAGGGGGGCTACTAAATAGGGTTCGTGGGCGGGGTTCATATTTTACCAACCTCTGTATACCTGCAATAACCGACTCTCTTTGTTTTTCTGATAATTCAGCTGCCCGAGCTTGAAGCGTTTCACTTCTACGTGGATCATTAGCGAAACGCTGCGGTGTTTGTTTTACTATCATACTCGCTTTTCTGCATACAGGACACGTTTGCCTTCCTGTTAGATCAAACCATTTTTGAATACACTTTGTATGGAATTTATGGTCGCAATCTAGAAAATTTTCTTCATCAACACCACTTTTTACTGATTCATGTGTAGTTGGGTCATGCATAGGTTCCTGACATATAGGACAAATATCCGCCCTTTCGTCTAACTTGTAGTCTTTTATGTTTATTTGTTGCAAAAACTTACTAATTTCATCTCTTTTTTTATATTCTTCCATATATTCTTTAAAATCACCTGAATCACAATTATAAACATGCACACCGCGTGGATCGCATGCTGCCCAAAAACTCTCATTAAATCCGACCGACTTAACATTTTGTAAAGGTACTAATTCAAGCGCTTCGCCTTTTTCAAAACTCCATAGTTTAGCGTGATGAAGTGACCCACTTGCAAAAAAGGGTAGCGATGGATGAACGGCAACACTGAATACAGGTTGTTGTAATTCTTGTCCACTTTTAAGAGTAGAAAATGTCAAATTATTTTGCGGCAATATTCCATATTCCCCTTCTTGAGTCTTAGATACTTTTATTAACATTGTTTTTAAAGAGCCATTGCTATAACCTATCATAAATGTATGATGGGTCTCATTAGGATATATTATTTTTTCAGATTTGATTGACGAAATGCACGTATATGATAGATCTGCTGGTTCTGCTAGCAATCGATATGTGTCCCACCACTTCTCAGGGTATGTGTTGTAATGCTTCTCATAAAATCTACGAATATTTTCCGAAAAAATCCTTCCTAAAATATCTTTTCTGTTTTTGTCTCCATAGACAAATATTTCTCCATCACGACTAAATGAAACAAATGAAACCATTACAATTGGATTTGATTGATATTGAGTGAAAAAATATAATCGTTGAGGGTCACGGCGAACTGCACTGAGGGTCTCAGTGGCCTCGGGCGAAAAGGAAAATGAGGGGAAGGATGATAAGAATTGGGGAGGAGCAGTAGGGGGCGATAGATCAAAACGATACATACCTATTTTTTCTAAACTTGTATTTAAAGCAACTGCAATGTATGGTTTGTTTGGATGAAATGCAAAGCATGAAATGTCATTTTTTACACCTTTCCTTATTCTGTCATTTTGTTCTTCTAGTGCTAACATACGTACATTCATCTCATTTGCTTCCTTTATTTGTTTTAAAAGGATATTTTTTCTCTTTGTCATTTCTTCAACTTCCCGTTCCATTGTTATAAGTTCTTTCTTCAGTTCTTTATCCAGTTCTTCTTTTTCACCCGGCTTATAAGGTCGCTCTATATATCGTTGTAGAATAGTATCCCATTCTCTTGTTATCGTAGTTTGATTTTGAATTTTCATGTTGTTAGCGTATATTCTACCACTTAATGTTAAAATTGCCTTTTCCAACTTATCATGTTCGGCTTTGCCATTCTCAATAACATCTTTTATTTCTAGGTTGTCAAGTGTTGCTTCATATATGGCCTTGAGTTCAGCGTCATTTTTTATTTTTCCCTTTATATCATCACTTATAACAGTGTGTGATGGTTCAAGTTGTTGAACTTGTTGCTCTTGCTGTTGCTCTTCTCCTCCAATTATTTGGCCAATTTCCCATATCAATACACTATCAGAACATGCTGCTGCTACTACGGGAAGAGTCGGATGAAATTCTACACACTCGACAGTTTTTGATAAACCCATTAACTGTGCAACCCTTTTTGGCTGCTGTTGTGCTGAAATTGAAATTATTTTGAATAACATTACAGTTCCTGCATCATCTCCAACCGCTACCAATGGTTGAGTTGGATGAACCGCCATGCGCGTATAAGTTCGCCCTTCCATCGCATTTAGTTCTGCAATTACATCCATAAACCCTCCGCCGCGTTGAACATTCGTATATTTTTTTTTACGAGGTTGTTGTCGTTTTTTTTTTAACGATCGTCTTTTATATTTCATATTGTATAAATATTTTCCTAAATAAAATATTTTCCTAAATAAAATATTTAATTATAATAACTAATAACTAATATTATAATAACACAATAAAATAAAAATGATCAAGAAAAGATTAAAATGATGAAGAAAAATAATCAAATTGAATTTTTAATGAATAATAAATGGAATATCAGTGTTTCTTAGAAATTTTCTCAAAGAATGAACTTGTTTATTTTATCCCTGATTCCACGCGAAGTTGCTAAAGCCATGATGGACAAACATATTGTAAAAATCATTTTAGAAGCGGTTCAAATGCTGTGTTCTGCTCGTCGCATTCTTCTCCCCGATGATGAGGAAGGCAATGCTCCACTTTACAAAATTGCACACAAAAATCACCCCGTCACAATTTGGTGCAGAGAATCTCAAGCCAATTTCATTTGGACGCTCGACCTCATTGACGAAATGCACAAGGAATGGCAATACCGCTATGACCATCCTGAAACCAAAATCCACAAATCATACACGGTTGCGCAATATTTACGTGAGCACCTTCCAGACGCGTCGCTTTTCCCTCAGCAGCGTCTCACCCCGTTCGCACAAGCCATGCCGGACCAATATAAGCACGAAGATGCAGTCCAAGCTTACCGAAACTACTACATGTCGGAAGAAAAACAAAAAATCGCTACATGGAACAAGAAACGGGCTGCTCCCGCTTGGTACATTAAAAATGTAAAATAATATATAAAACTTTACAAAAAAAAATTTTACATTTTTTATTTTTAAAATTACTTTTCTAGATTTATATTTTCTAGAATTTATGATTTTCTCTCTATTCTCTCAAGATTCAAATTCTGAAACTTATTCTACATCCACATAACTGTCCGGATATAAATCCGCAGAATTCGCGTACTCTTCGTGTGCATCATCTTCATTCATTTCATTTTCTTCATCATCATCATAGTCAGGCGCATCACCTTCGTCTACGACTGCATCTTCACGGGCCAGCGCCTCCGGGTCTAGATCTCCGGACAAGATTGTGCTGAGTATTCCACGTTCCTTTTTACGATTGTTGATTCTCTCGATGCGTGCCAATTCTTCCGTTTCAAAATCCGGGTTATAAATCCGCAGACCCGTATTTTTACCGATGGACTGCGAACCCATTTTGTATTTCTTGTGATTCAAGTAAATTTGTTTCTGGTCTTCCGACATTTGATCCACATTTTGAACAATGTCATCTCTCTCATCGTCGAGAGAACGCAAATAAGTTTCACGAACGGTTTCAATGTTGCGATTCATTATTTTTTTATCATCCAAAATAAGATCGAAATACGTGGTTAAAATTCGCGACACTTCTTTTTGCACATCAATAGGGTTTTTTTGTTTTAGTCCTTGTCCTTGTCCTTGTCCTTGTCCTTGTCCCGCCTTTTTCTCTCGAAATTGCTTGACAGCATTTGAAAAATGCAAGTAGCAATGAACGGCGACCAAGAAATAATATTCGTATAGAAGGAGCGTAATGTGTTTATTGGTTTCGTCGTAAATTGGCGTATTCTCAACAAGATCATTTAGTATAAGCGCAGTTGATTGCACATTTTTCAAAATACTGCTAATCGGTTTCTTGTTTCCGATTTTATAGAAATTGCCGAGCGTTTTTGTAACGCGCTCATTTGAGAATGCGATAATGGACGATGCGTCGCTGGCAGAAAGCTGTCCGGTAATGTAGGGCGGCAACGACTCAATTTCGGAAACTTGATTCAGCAGCATGTTTGGATACACTTGTGTTATATTTTTGATTGCATTTTTAATAAATTCGACCGATACTTCAAGCGTATTGTTTTCGCCATTTAGTAACGTGTTTTCAGTTTTATGAAACATCATAATACCGCCTTTTGTAACGACACCTTGCGTAATATCCGACGGTGTTCTGAATACGGCATTCACAGTTCCTTTGTTTTTCATATTTAAAAATGCCGTGATTTTCTCCGTCAAAATTTTGCTATTTTGTTCGACGTGTCGTTGTAAATTTCTCGATCGTTCGGCGGTTTGGTTCTCATTAAATGCTTTTAGCGCAACGAGCACGTCCTTGTCCTTGTCTTTATCGTTAGAAAAGAGCGCAGTTAAAGATGCAGAAGTGGTTGCAGAGACAGATGGCGACAGCATTTTCATCAAAATGCGGTTCAAATTTTCGCTATACGTTCCAATGCGGGCTTCATACATGGGTTTCATTGTACTACGGTTGATCAACTGAAGCAAATGTTGTAAATCTTTAATCGTGTAATCTAGATTGAATTCATTTTTAATTTGAGTAATTAATTTTAATTTATTATCATGCGTCATTCCTTTTGCAGATTTCAAAATGTCGAATATATCCCGATTCTCTCCAACGGTGTTTCTGAATTTGCAAATTTTATGAATTTCGTCGGACAGTGCGCTTGCAAGTGGCATTGCTTCTTCTGCTCCTTCTTCTGCTACTTCTTCCGCTCCTTCTTCTTCAGCCGCTGTTTTGGCTTTTGCCTTTTCTTGTGCTTTAATTGATGCCGATTTCTTTTTTTTTGCGGATTCGGCAGATGCAGCGCTGGCAGTAGCGGCTTTTAGCCCTTTATGTTTACCATAGTTGCAATACGTCATAAACGCGTTATAAATGGTGTATTCGTCGAAATTGGAAGGTAATTCGGGAATTACATTTCGCGTGTCTTTTGGATCAAGCATGGTTGCCGCCTCGCTCAAACTGTAGACGTCGTGTAAAATATCTGCATTACAATCTACCATGTCGCAGTAATTTTTGATATTGGGTTCGCGTTGTATCATGTATTGTAACACGGTTTTTTCATCGTGGTCACTCTTTTCGTTACAACACGCATTTTGAATATAGTTTCTCGACAACAGCTTTGACTTGTCTCCGGTTTGCGCCGTAACCACATCTTGAATGAGTTTTTGAACCAGTAGAGAGAAATGAATGATTTTCGACTGAATCACGAGTATGTTATCCGTTTGCAAACTGTTTCCATTTTTGAGGTTTCGTTTCAACTCGTCGCAATACGTTTTTGTCACGGGCAACGGAGTGGAAGTTAGTACGAGGGACGGATTTACAAGAAGCGGGCGAAACAGGAAGAGCGCATCATTAATTCTGTATTTCGCATTTACCTTTAAAATTTCGCGCTGTTTTTTAAACACATCGTGCTCACGCTTGGCTTCAAATAGAGCTTGGACGTTTGGTAAATTGACTATTTTCGTCTTGATTAAATTGAACAGCGTGTCCCTCATTTTATCCTGGTTTATTTTTTTCACAGAGTTCCAAGGGGCGTATTCGCTCTTCACTTTCTGAGTGATGCACGCCATATAAATAATGAATGCCAGGTTGGTTTCGTCTGCGGAATACGGGTATCCTTCAAACGATTTCACGCAATTAGGGAACGTGGATTTGGTTTTAATTTGCGGGACGGATGATTGCACAACAACAATGGTCAGCGCCATGCAATAAAAAATGAGATACTGGTTGTAGGTTTTTTCATACGCGTCGTAATCGACGTTGGCTTTCTTTTCGACGTCGTATTGTTCCTTTGTCTTTTTTGCAGGAATAAGAAATTGAATCGTCTCGATAATAAACCGCTTCTGCTTTTGTTTGAGTACAATCGAAAGTGAATTTTCGTAGTGGGTTATGATTCCCAGCATGGTTTCATATTCTTCTCTCGCCGTTTCAAACTCGTATTGCTTTTCTTCTTGTTCTTCTTGTTCTTCTTGATCTTGCTCTTCTTGCCGCCGCTCTTCCGCTTCTTCGTCTTCGTCTTCTTTTAAAATCGCAGCAGCCGTTCCGGTTTGTTGAATACCTTCATTTTGAATATTAATTTCAATAATGTCGCCCGCATTTACGGAAGTGGTGTCAGAAGCCATTTGTTGTTCATCGCGCATCAAATGTAAAACGGATTCGTTGCCGCCTTCCTCTTCACCGGATGCCATCCACTCCGATTCAGACACGAATGCCGTTCTCGAAATTGCGTAGCCGCTATATTTATCGACGATTCGATCGCCTTCACGTTTACCGTTGGATTTCTCAATGCGCGAGAGTGTGGAAACATACTTGGAAGATTTGGGTTCGGCGGGATTATAATTTTGAGCAAGTTCATAAAAAAAGGTGGGTAGTAAACGCACACCGGTTGTTTTACAGTAAAACCAGTGCACGTCGTCGCCGGGTGCGGCATTTCTTACAAAAAGTTCACTGCTTACCAAATCTAATATGCATTGATATTTTAGCGCAACATCGTCCAACCCAAGAATACAATTTACGGTGTCCTGGTACGGAGATGTGACGATGGTTTCAACACGTTTCTTATTCTCTTGAGCAAGGTTGTATTTTTGTTTATTATATTTTAGAATGTCGTACACTTTGAGTTTATCGAGCAGTTTTATATTTTTCAAATCGAATAAAAATAGTTCGTCGATGTTTTTCCGCTTTGATTCGCTTTGTTGGTCAAATTCATTCACAATTCTTGTGGTTAAATCTTGTAAAATCGACGATTCTGCAACCGACTTGTCAAGACACTTTTGGTTGATTGAGAAACACAGCGGGTTGGGTTTGGTTTCGGAAGGGATGTTGCAAAAATAGGACGGATCGTCGAGTTGCACGTTTTGAAGCTCGGGGTCGTCGTCTTTGATCCATTTGTTGTTGCGCCTGACAAAGTATTGGTAACCGCCTTGTTCGCCTTCATCGCCTTGTTCGGTTTTTAACGCCGCATAGTCCCCATTTTTCACAAGGCGTTTTCCAGACGAATCATAACGCGCATCAAATAACACGTCGCCTTCTCCGTTATTATCGAGTTCCAATGCAGCGGTGGAAGAATAAACTTTGCTCAAGATGATTTCGCGTTTTTTGCATGTTTTTGCATCGGATGATGACGCCGCATTTTTGGATAGATGGTCGGCGATGTCCTGCTGTTCCCTGCGTATAATACTGTCGATTTCGGAAGATGTCAAGTCCGAGTTTTCTACAGCAAGCGCGTCCATAAACAAGCGCGCGCAATCGGTATCGAGAATTATTTTTAATATTTCAGACGCGGAGAGAAATATGTCGTCCTGGCGTTTTAACACGTTGAATTTATACAATTTGAATATTTCGTCAAAGGTTACTGTAGTGTCATCGGCAAGCACAATTTTGGTTTGAAGGGCATCTTTCGTCGCTTTTTTAGCGGATTTAGAGTCGTGGTCGCCAAACGCATTATAAAAGAGTTCCAACGATTCCAACGCCGTAATGTCATTTTTATTAACGAGTTTTTTGAATTTAGATTTAGACAATTGAAGTCTTTTAAAGTAGTTGTCGATATTTTTATGAATAAATGCGCGCATCATGTCATACTGCTGCGTGTTGACATCTTTCGAATAAATTAAAAATGGTTGAAGAGCGTAAATAACTTTATATAAAGATAAATAATGTTGAAGACGATTTTTTGGTTGTTTCGTTATTCCCCTTTTTCCCGTTTTTTCCGCCAGTTCTGCTTCTAAAATGTGAAACGCGTCTTCATTTGTCGGGACGAATGAACTTATAAATTCTTTGATAACGGCGCTGGCGCTTGCATTGGCTGCAGCAGTAGCAGCATCCGGTGAAAACAGCACTGCGTCTTGAAATAAGGATGGAGAACCCTTGTATTCGCCAACGTACTGGTACTGGTCGCTTCTGCCCCCGTTTTTTTTTTCAATTCGGACAATTTCAGACGGAATGTCGTCTCTCATTACAACGCTTGAAATAACCGACTGCCATGTTTTTAAAAAGACGGAATTTAGAGCCACTTGGTCGACTAAAAAAGTGTCGGGCAAAAGCAGTTGAGACAAATGCACGACAGCGGGTGTTCCCAGTGTCATAAAGGACGTAACAAAAGCCGGATCGTCCGGTGTTGAATCAACGCGCTTTACACTGTTTGATTTTACGTCTTCAAATTCCAGTTTTGTCAAACCGGTATTGTACATTCGATCTACAAACGAGGGAATCGCGTTATTATCATTTAATTTTAATTTTGAACGCCGTGATACAATGGTGTCATTATTTGTGGATAGGGTCAGCATATTGGCACGTGTTGGTCGAGCTTGCATTATATAGTTGCGATCCGGATTTTGTTTAGGGTTTTCAAAAGGAGTCAAATAAGAGTTGAGATCGTTCATAATATTGGGATTATATGGTGCGTTCCGGTCCGGGTATATTCCTTTTTCTTCGATTATTTGTTGCTTGAAGCTGTAAATTCCGTTCATCGTGTCTGCTTCTTGCGCATCGTCGCCGGTGACGTACAATTTCTTGATATTTTCTACAATGGGCAAAACCCAGTAGAGTTGTGCGTCAAGATTTTGAATGTGTGAAACAGCCGGTTTGTCCGCGTTACTCAAGTGTGCCGGCATTTTTGGAACTCCATTTTTATCAAAGGTTGAATACTCTTTTCGCAACTGAAAAAAACGTTCAATGTTTCGATGAATGCTGTTGAGTTCGGCCTCGGTTCGTTTATGTTTTGGCACGGATGCAATAATATTTTCCAATAAATCATTGTACTGTTTTATCTCTGAAACAATCTTTTGTGAAGACGGAACTTCGTACATGATGTTTGCAAAAATGTGGTTTCCTTCATCCAATGCATCGGAAAGGTCGAGATCGATTCCGACGTCTCCTTCTTCGCCTTCGCCTTGAATAGCTTGTTCTTCTACGACATCGACATCGGATAATGCGGACGGCAGTGGCGACGGCTTGTATTCGATTATTTTTATTCTTTTAATCCAAAATGGCAATCCCCTGCATCCAAAATGGATAAAAATGCTGTCTTTTAACAACTGTTCTTTGATTTCAGGAGAGAATGACGACGACGATGATTCTTTATCATCGAGTATAATTTTTACTTCAATCATGTCCTGATTCGCATCCACGTCTATAATTTTACATGTGATGACAAGTGGTTTTTCTCCTTCTCTCTCTTCCTCTTTCTCTTTCTCTCCCTCTTTTTCTCCTTGTTGTTGTTCCAAATGTTCTCGAATTTGTTGTGGTGTCAGCGATAGTTCGACGGAGAGAATCATATTTAATTTCAGGTCGTGTTGTTCAACAAATTTGTGTGTTGATTTTCGTTCCAGGACTTGTATTTCTAAAATGTCTTCATCTTCGATTTTATCGGTAAATTCGCCGTCACGAATGCGGAGTTTTATGAGTTGCTGTGTTTTTTTATCATTTAGATGAAGAGTGCTCAAGTCAATGTAGACGACTTCATATACATTATTTTGCAGCTTGGATTCAGAAACGGTTGCATTTATTTTTAGCTGGTCTCCTAGAAATAATTTATTATTCATTTCAAGGTTAGATCCGGGGTCTGATTCGAATTCACGTTCGATTCTCTCTTCTACTTCTACCTCCATTCTTGTAAGGGATCTTACTGTAATCTATAATCTATAATATATAAATATATATATGAAATCAATACTATAATATTATAATTATAAATATGAATAAATATGATATATAGTTATCATTAGAGAAAATTCTTTAAATTTTAGAATATATTTATTATTTATTCATTTCTTATTATTAAATATTTTATGGAATACATTTAAAGAAAAAATGCTATTAAACATTATATAAAGTTACAAATAACAAAGTAATATATAGCATATATAATGTCACTTGTCAAAGGTAAACCATATTATTATTCATTTGATCTGAGTTGTGTTCCATCATTGTATGAGTTTGTTCAAAGAGATGAAAGTGATCCTGACGATTGTAAACACAAGGATGCGTGTGTCAAGTGTAAAGTGGTGGAAGTGACAAATAACAAGAATCATTGGATCGATTCCCCGTATGCTTTTTTTAATAGGCAAACAAATGACTATAAACATTCCTACTTTTTGGTGAATTATGATAAGAAAATATTAAAAAAACGCATTGATGATGGAGTTGAATATGGGTATGAGCAGTATGTTCGTTCGGTGATTTTAAATGCGGATCGAAAAATCGTATGTTTTTCGCCTCCGATGTGCGAACATGTGCCTAGATCCAAAGATTCATCTAGCAGACCGGAGGGAGAAACAGCGGTTGATGTTTCAAAAATAAAATTTGCAGAAGAATTTGTCGAAGGAACCATGGTGAATTTGTTTTATAATTCGTCAAATGATGTTCAAAGTTGGGAGTTTTCAACGAGGAATGTGGTTTCTCCAGCAGAAAAGAGGGAGAATGGTTCGGGTGTGGTGGATAAAAAATGTTTTCGACGGATGTTTTTAGAGGCGTGTGCTGCGGTTGGGTTTAAATTCGATGATTTGCCAAAGGAGTATTCGTATAGTTTTGTTCTACAGCATCCGGATAATACGATTGTTGCGCCAGTAAAGAGTATGGCGTTGTATATTGTTGCGGTTTATTACATTGACGGGACAACCGTGTATGAGATGGATCGTTCTGTTGTGAATTGGTCAGAATTTTCGAGTGTTGGTCATCCGGCCAGATTTGGACTTTTGAAGGGCGAAGAAGATTTTCAGAAGATTATCAATGTGTGGGCGTCAAACAATTCGTTGTATTATTATCCGGGCGTCATGTTTCGAACGCACGAGGGCGCACGGTATAAATTCCGTAATCCGAACTACGAGTTTATAAAAAATGCAAAGGGGGTGGTGGAGAAAAGTCGATTTGTTTATTTGCATTTGAAAAAACTTGGAAAGTTGCAGAGTCATTTTGAGAGGTTTCCGGAAGACCAACTTGAGTTTTTCCGACACTCAACAAATTTCTACAATTATATGCATAATTTGCACAAGAATTATTTGGATTGTTATCTGCACAAGAAAAAAGCGCTCAAAGAATTTGCGGTGGAATACAAGAAGAACATGTTTCAACTACATGAACATTACAAGACTGTATTAAAGGCAAACGGTAAACGTGTAAACATGGAGGCAGTCATTGAGTTTATGAATGCACAAAGCTTGTCGTCACAACTTTTTGTTCTTAAAAAATTCGAAGACAGTGTAAATGTAATTGATATCAAAGTCGAGCATGTTGAAAATGGAAAGCTGCAAGAAAATGAGGAGGACATGAATAAACAGTGTCCTGGTGCGCCGCGCAAATGCAAATGTTGAGTATTACATGAATGTAAAACATAAAATATAAAAAATAAAAATAAAATATAAAATAATATAAAATTTAAAAATTAAAAATAAAATATTCATACAAGATAAAGTAAAATAAAACACGTATGAATATTTTAAAAACAAATTGTAATTTAGTGGTGGTAGGATTTATTTTATTTTTTATATGCATCATTGTTTTTTCGCTTTTGTCGAGTGATATTGAAACCATGTCGTTGTCTGAAACTGCGAATGCAGATAGTGCGAAAACCGACATGTTGGCCGCAAAAGTTGGCGCACTGACGCCGATGGTGGATAAACTGTCAACGGATGTCAGTAATAATACCACAGGAATTAAGACAAACACGGATACAATAACAACTGTGTTGAAACAAAAGGTAAATGATGTGAATAAAAAAGTTGGAAAAGATATTACAGATAAGAGCAATGCGCCTGCTCCGATTACCGGAACATCGTAATTGACTTTAACTTATAAGATAAGTCGGCGAACAACAAGAGGAGAATTGAATCGGGATCTCCTTTTCAATTTATTTTCGTGATTTTGATGGAAGACATAAGACGGTGGGGCAGATGAAATGGTTACTTTTTCATTTCTAAAATTGTATTGATTTCGTTGTGTTTGGGTTAGTGCATTTGTTCTATTTTGTTTTTCTATCGAGGTTAAATTGAGTTCACTTTTAATTTTCAAACGCATACTTCTTCTTAAAGCTGCTACTGGTGGATAAGGAGTTTGCGGAGTGTCAACAACTATACTCTGCATGGGCGTCGTCATGGGGGCGACGTGTTTAACTGGTGTCACTGATAGAGTTGGGCGTAGCGAAATGGGTGAGTCTGCATCATTGTCCTCATTCTCGTCTTTGTCTTCGTCATTTGTATCGTCACCATCAAGATCGGAATCGGAACCGGAATAGGATTCATAATCGGAATCTTCATTTGTAATAAATCCGAACCGGTTACCGTGTGATGATGATGCAAAGCGAGATTCAAATCTGTGCAGTGTTTTTAAAAAGATATTCACAAGGAACAAAACAACAAGTAACATGTAACCAACACCGACGATGATTTCCATAAAATTGACAGAATTTGTATTCAACATTCTTTTGCTTTTGAGTTCGCTTTCGACAGATAATCTCTGTCTTGCCAATTCAAGTACATCTCTTATAAATTCTTGTTTGGTATACGTATAATTTGATGATGATGATGATGATTGCATAATTGATTGGCGGCGATGATGATGTTTGTAAAGCTAGTGTCAATATATCGTTTACCATTTAAAATTTCAATTTTATATTTAAGTGAAAATAATTCAAGTGAAACACAAGTAAGTAAAAATAAAAGTAAATAAAAAATATTTTTGTTGTTTTTGTTATTTTTTGTTGTTTTTGTTGAGTAAACAATCAATCACATAATCACATTGTTTGCAATGTTTCTGTTTTGGTCCATTTCGTGTGTTATATCGGTGCCAAATACACGTTTTGCACCGACGCGCGTAACTTGAACGCGTTGTTCTCGTTGGCGCTGGCGTTGTTGTTCTCGGTATTGCTGGTTATGCATGGTTTCCAAGAATGCGATCATTCGACGAGTAAACATTTCAGATGGTTCGACAATTGACGCGTAGATTTCGGCAAGAGCGAAAAATTTTTCGAGAGTTTGAGATTCGGCGGTATTAGATGGGACGGGGTTGACATTTTCCATGCGTGAAAGCAAGAGTTCTTCTATGTTGCGAATAAGGCGTTGTTTGCTGGGTTCGTGTTGTTGAAGAGCGGTCATTGTAGGAAAGCACTGTTAAATCTATTATACGTTTTTTATTTTTCAATTTGTTTATTTTTAAATGAAAAAAATACTTTTTTTATAAAAAAATATTTTTTTTCTTTTTCTTTTTCTTTTTCTATTTTTTCTTTTTTCTTTTTTCTTTTTTCTTTTTTCTTTTTTATTTTTTTCTTTTTTATTTTTTTTCTTGTCGGGAATATTTATTTTGTTGATCAAACTGTCATGTCAAATGGGTGTGGGGTATCATAGAATCGAAAGTTGTCTTCCATGTTGTTCATGTAAGACCAGTCGTCAGTCCGGCAACTGTCGCTGGACTGCTGTGTCCAAATGTTGTCAGTGAAGCGATTGTAGAGAATTTGCGAAGAACAATCGAGTTCGCCTCCTCCGCATCCACAGATGCAGTTGTTGGTGTTGGTTGTGTTGATAAGAGGAAGGGGAGGAGGTGGAATTTTGTAGATTTTTTTTTGATTTCTTTTCTGTTTTTCGCTGTAAGGAAGGACGATCCAGTAAGAAGGATCAGAGAAGACAATGCGCGTCTCTCTGCTTGAATCTTGTAACCGTTGCTGAAAGTGCTTTGATATGGGTCCTGGAATCCAAAACAATACCTTGACAATTGCAAATCCAAATGCTGCATTTGGAATTTCGTGTTCAAAGAACTCAACCGACTTGATCACTGCATATTGTTGGTGATCAAACACGCGTTTCATGTATTCTGCATGACCCATGTGAGCGCGAGCGACGCGAGGAATGTACAAAGTGTTCAACTGCAACAACATTGAGAAGGAATGAAACGAAAGTAGAGGAATGAAACGACAACGGATTGGAAAAGCTAATGAAAATATAAATAAAAAATAAGTTTTCAATTTATATTTTTTCGATTGGAAAAATCATGATTTTTATGATTTTTTTTGCATTTTTCAAATAAAAAATAATGATTTTAAGCGCCACCTCTGAATAAAATGGGATTATAATAAGGCAAAAAATCGAAACAATTGTTTCCACTCGCATCTTTTTTAAACGTAAACCCGTCGGCACAGCACCCATATTTCGATGAGTCGCATCCATATCGCGCCTGGCGAAAATTATACATTTGATTTGGAGTCATTTGACCCGGTCTCATGAGTTCGTTCATGTAGTCGTCCATATCATTGTCATAATAACTGTTACTGCTGCGATTATCCATCCGATCTTCTTCATCGTCAATATTACCGTCACCACCACCACCACCACCACCTTTTGCATCGTGTTTGGGGTAAATCCTGCAGTCACCTACAAATTCTTTTGTTTTGGGGTCGCGTTTACACGCGGTGTTGCAGTCTAATTTTGCACACGTGTCTGACGAGCTACATCCAAACATGAATTTTTTCCCGGATTTATCCATATATTCAATTCCGCAGAACCCGACATCTTCGTCGTATTTGGGGTCATTGGGTCCGCGTTTTTTACTGCGAGGGTCGTACCTGTTAAATTGTTTGTTTGAGCCGGCGTCCGGTTGTTCATAGCATTTTGCTTGAGTACAATCTAAAACATCGGTCTCGCCACCTCCGCCACCGCCTCCGTCACCATCGTCGCCACCGCCACCACGACCTTTTTTAGATGGAGGAGGAGGAGGGTATGGATTTTTTTTCTTTACTGGCGGACATACTCCTTGAGGACAAACAACTGGATCGCATGCACTACAGTCGGTATCATATTGACAGTAATCTTTGTCTTTTGTAATTCCGCCTTCATATCCGCCCCAGGTGCACACTTGAGGACAAATATTGGTTGGTTTTAAATCGGATGGAAACCACGGAGTTAAATCAATAGGGGTATACACGGAATTGCTTCCCGTGAGTGAAACTGTTTCCATTTTAAATAAACTAGCCAGCGGGCTTTCATGTGGCGCGTATATTTTATCTAGGTCGAAATTGAAATCTATAGTGACAGTGTCGCTGTCATTGCCGTTTAAGTTAAATTCAAGTTCATTTATGCGCATGTCTTTTCCGGCGGAATCGTCAGGATGATGAAAAGTGGCTGTAAATTTTGAAGTGGATGTAATTCCACTACCCTTGATAACTTTTTCTAATTCAGCTGCGAGTTTCTTACCCGTATAATGATCCGGGGTTATCATCAACGGTATTGACTTTCCCGCAGAATCCGTTAAATTGAATTTGTTATGACCATCTTCCACATTGTATCGCATACAATTACCGTCGACATCGCCTTCCGGGCGCTGCCAACACCCCTTCGGACACGTTCCCGGTTCAAATCCCTCTCTTAATCCAAATAAACTGTAATATGAACCATACACGATGACCAATATAAGTATGCTAAATAGAACCCACTTACCCATTGCAATACTAAAATCCAGGTTTAATCTCATAATGTAAATAAAATAAAATAAAATATGAAAAAAATAGAATGTATGATGTACTACTACAATTATACTATATAAATATTATATAAATATTAAATAAAAATGAATTTATTCATTTATTTTTATTCATTACTTTATATTTGTTCTAAACTAACATTATTTTAGGTTTATTTTACCTTATTACCGTAAAACATAGCTGTGCAAACTTTGCGTGTAAGGATTCTTTCGAAATGCGTCTAAAATGTCGGGTTGAATGCGCTCGCAGTTCACAGATTCTTGGTAACTCTGAGGGTATTTATCAAGTTTCCCATACGTTTGCAGTCCCGGTGGATTTGAAATTTTAAATTCCGGTGTTGGAATCCAAGGGTCGCAATTCTCATCATTGCGTTTGATACAAATATTTTCCGTCGGATTAAAGAGTCCAATGCTTCCGCCCGGTGTAAAACTGGTCGAAATCTTATTCACATTATTGTGCTGGTTGTATTGCGCTTGATACACGCCGACACCTTGATTTGTTGCCCCGCCGCTTGATCCCACATACTGCACGCTGGTTGTGTCGCGCTGGTTATAAATGGCTTGTTGCGGATTTGCTAAATACCCGCTCCCGCTGGTTTGCGCGTCAATGTTCAAGTGGTCAAATCCAAGCAACCCTTCGGTAGTTTCCTTAATGGTTGTTGCCGCGCGACTTGCCGGGTTGTACACGATGCCCGATGATCCGAATGCCGGTTTCACGTCACCGTAGAGTCGAATGTTTCCGATTGCATTTTCTTTTCTCGAGGGTCGCAAAAAGTCGAGAATCGGGGCAACGACTGCGCGCATAGCGCCATGAATGATTCCGCCTTCGTGATTTTTTGTGGTGGTGCGATGATTCGGCAACATTTTAAAACTGTCGCGACCGTGATCATTTTGACCGGGTGCGTGTTTGCCGCTGCTGTGAGCATGTGAAATTGGGTGTGCACTAGATTCGGGTCTTCTTGACGGTTCATAATTTTCCGGAGCGTACGTGTTTGTTCCGGTCACGTTGGAATCGGGTCCATAATACTCGCTGCTGGTGCAAACGCGGGACTGCGGTTTATACACTTCTTTTGCCCGCGCGGTTTGCGCCTTTTCAATACCAGTGGTTGTCAGCCAGCGATCCGACGTGTTCAAGAAAAATTTATCCGGCAAGTATTTCTCAACCTTTCCAAATGTTTCCGAGGTGGGCGCGTTCAAATTATTCCAGTTGTATGCCGGACCTTCATGGCTTTCGAGACCAAACGTTACTTTCGGATTGTTGAGCGTGCGGAGCTGGTCGACGTTTCGATCCACCCATTTATCGCGCGCTTCCATTCCCGAATTGAATCCGTCGCTGCCGTTTGCGCTGTACCCTTGGTCTAGTCCCGGTCCCACGTGAATTTCTTGCCACGGTTTCACATTCGCCATTTTACTTCCGGGCATGACGCGTGACTGAATAAAATCGCTGACATTCGGCATACCATTCACAAAATTGACATCGTTTTGAGGCGCGAAAAGGGGAGCGCGTTCTTCTTTACGTATTCTTTGAGAGCCGGCGCCCGACATCGTGTCAAGAACCGACTCGAGAGCATTGGCGTCGGCGGTGCGCCCCCTGATCTTCGCTCCGAAGAACGGCACCATATTGTTGTGCTGAAAATCATTTTGATTGATTGGCTCACCGGTTAAAGAGTACACGGTATTTGGACTCGTGAATCCGGGATTCTTTTTCGGATTCGTGTTTGGATTGTACGAATTCCCAAACTGGTTCGGATTTTGCAAAACTCGGTTTCCTACACTTGCATTATAATACTTGTCCGTCACTGCATTTGGCGATGGATACGCGTTTACATTGGAACCGGTGTCCGGCTTCATCACCGGATAATTTGTGACGGGAATGTTTGTGTTTGGAAGCGCGTTTCTTGAATTCGTAACAAATGATTCTTTTTTTCCGTTGTCTCCGTTATTATTACCGCCATTGCTATTACCGCCATTCCCCTTTTTATTTTGATTTGATACTAAATACATGCCTCCTAATGCTACTATTGGAATTGCCAACTCCATTTTTATGAATGATTATATATATGTTTGTAATATATTTTTTATTATTATACTATTATTATACTATTAAATTATAATAGTATAATATTTTTATATTTTCATATTTTCATATTTATAAAATAAGTATATATTCTTTCAAAAATTACTTTTATTACTTGTACTCTTCAATCAAAATATCTTGACGAACAAGTCCTAAATACATAAAAACCTTGTTTGTATCGAGATGCAGATAATCGTATCCAATGACTTCCTTCGTTCTGTCATGCACACACGCTTCATATTCGGAAAATGGAGCATCAAACGGCAAATCACAACAAAACAATGTTGTAGAATAATTCGGTCTTTTTGAATTTGTATAATTTAAAATTTCATCTAAATAACAATGCGTTGTATGTTCTCCCAAAAATGTGGTGTGAAATATAACGCCGTCGTTGAATGATCGTCTTCCAAGCACGTGATACGTGTTATTGGGTTTATCATATTGAACAAAAACAGACCACTTGTTGTGTTGTCGAATGTGAAAAATCATGCGAGTCATTATTGCGTTGTAATGTGTTGTAATGATGAATGTATATTACATGATGGCGTTATGTTTAAGTCGTTTTATTATATAATTATTCGCGTACGCACCCCATACTTAGTTTCATTTTTTTCAATAAAATCCCCAAATCGCATAGTTGCGTTTTGTGATAAAACGGTATTTTCAGGTTTTCAGCAAGTTTGCCGTCGGTTAACAAGTTGTCGCCAACGAGCAGATATTTTTTAGACGGATCTATCATGACACCAATGCCGTTCAAGAATGGTTTTCCGCAAACAAGAATCGGAGAGACGTTTGTGATACTATAAATTAGATGATAAATGGATCCGGTGTCCGGCAAAACAACGTCCTTGTCCGGATACGTGAGGTCAATGTTCCCGACAATATAGGGCACGTTATTTTTTTGTATCCGCGTTACAAGCGAAGACAAGTCGTGATAATGAAAATTGGAATGATAAAGCACGATGAACATATCCGCGGAATTTATATTGTCGACTACGTTGAAACCGTGTCCGTGTCCCTCTCCGCATTCGCGCAAATATTGATCTGCATTTGTTGATCCCCACACGTATATATTTTTATACTGATTCGTATTTTCACTTAAAAATTGTTTTATGCGTTTTAGCGGCGAACAGATTTGGTCTTCGCATATTTGGATTCCGACGGCGCAAAGTTTCGAGCTGATTTGTTTGGGCGTATAATTATTATTGTTTGTTACCACCTTTATTTCAATATTTTGTTTTTGAATGTAGTCAACGCACTCGACTGCTTCATTTGTTGGCGCATCGTTTAGTAACAACGTATTGTCTAGGTCAAATAACACGCAATCTAAATTGCTATACGCTTCTAAATTGGATACAATCATGGTCGTGGATATGCCATCGGTGTAAGGTATGAGTTCAATCGAGACGTTTAACTTGTCTAATCCGTCTTCATAGTATCGAATTTGTTTTTTATAACTTGTCAGTTCCCAATCCGTTCCATGAAAAATGTGCGTTACACCGTGTTTTTGAATCACTTCAAGATGATTCGACCCGACAACTTCTAGCGCATGTATCCTTGACCTAAAGTAGTTTTGAACGGCTTCAAATCGTTCATTCTCGGTTTGAACTGGGCGGCGTTTATAGTGCGCAACAAAATCATCCGTATGAATGCCGATAACGGTCAGATCACATGCTTCGATAGTTTTATTTATAATGTTAATATGGCCGTAATGCAACAAATCAAATACACCTGGCAAATATCCAATCTTCATTTTATAAGTATTTTAAACCGATTTAATTGTTTACTTATAATATCTATAATATTTATAATATTTTTACTATAAATAAATTATTACATGTAGTTTTTAAATACTTATAATTATCATATAAAATGTTTTTCATTTTATGCACAAAACATCATCTTTGTTGGTAATAAATTTACTTATAGATTGTTGTTCCACATTGAATTTATAATTAAAATCCGAATATTTTATGTTGTACATGTTATGAGAAATCATAAATATTGTTAAAGAATGTCTTGAATGAAGTTGTAGTAATTCGGTAAAGATAATTATTTCCATGTCATTATCTATGTTACTTGTAAACTCGTCTAGAAATAGTATTTTTACATTATCAAATATAATATTTATAAATAATCGAATAATCGCAACCCTTTGTGTTTGACCTTTACTCAATTTTTTAGAATTTTTACTTTTTATATCTGTTATAAATTCCTTCATGTTCAAAATATTCATATACTTGATTATCTCTTGTGAAATTTCATCCTTCTTTTCTTTTAATACTTCTTCATTCATTCCGAATGTTATATTATAGTATATACTTTTTGAAAACAATATACTTTCAGATGTCAAAAAGGTTATATAATTTCGAATACTAAAATATGTATAATTTTCATATTCATTTAAAAATTTTATTGAACCATTTTTAATTTTTAATTTCTTCATGAGTGTATTTACTAATGTTGTTTTTCCGGAACCAGAGTTTCCGTATATAAAATGAATACCATTCAATTCAAAACTTAAATTTACATTGACGAATACAGGAATACACTTATCATTTTCTTTATATTCAACAGTAACATCATTTAAAACAAACAAATAATCATATTTTTTATCTTGGTTCCATACGATTGGGTTTGAAATACGGTAGGTATTTAGTTTTAATATATCTATAATTTCATTTGACATATTTAATTTTTGTCTAAAGCTATACACCTTCTCTGACAACGATACCATTGCGCTTTCAATCGATTCTGTTAGAGTAATAAGATACGCATCATTTACAACCAATGATATAATTGTTTCTAATATTTTATACCTACCGATGATGTTGACATAATTTTTATTGAGTTTACTCGTTTGATACTCATTAATAAATGTCGGGTCTGATACAACTTTTATTATGTTTTGTAACAAATTTGAAAGTTCTTCTTTCATTTTATTTTTTTCAACAATAATATTTAAATTATTAAAAAAGGTTATTATGTCATCGGATATGTATTTTCCACTTTCACCAGATTTAAGTTCCCCTTCAATATCTTTTAATAACAAAAAATATACGAATATTGAATAACTAGCTACAAAAATAATATTGAAACTATTTCTTAACATTCCATATCTTGTAGTAAAAAAGAATGGTCTTAAAAACAGTATTATAATTTCGTTGACGAAGTCACAAAAAGAGATTATTATATTATTATAACTTGCATAAACCACTGCGATAACTTTATAGCTATCTATATACACATGTCGAATATTGATTAATTCTTCGCCATGTTCTAATTCAATATTTTTATTTATAGCATCTTCTGTTTTCGTGTTGAATAAATTTAAAATTTTTTTCTCTATATTAATTATTGATTTTTTTTCATACTTTCTTAATATTTTTGCGAATAATCTTCTGTTGTAAATAGTAAATCCTGAAACTATGATTTTGAATATCCTTCTATCTTCAACTTTATCTGCAAAATAACCAAAATTAATTAAAAATTCAGATAGATATATATATTTAATTCTTAAAAAATCGTTTTTTTTATCATTTTCTATAAATAAGTTTATAAACATCACTTGTTCGGGTGTCATATCATTTGAAATAATCACTTTTTTTAATATTTGTTCAACTATCGAATTGTCAATAAGTTTAAATAGCTGTTCAAATATTTTTTCCATTTAAAACGCCTGTCTCTCTATTAATTATAGTCTTATAATATTAAATATTTAATAAAAAAAAAATATTTAATAAAAAAATTTTAATTTTCTCGGCGTTTTGACTTATTGCTTATTCATCGTAGAAATGGAAAACACGGAATTTTTGTAACATAGTTGTTCTTTTCTAGAATTCGCGTGCTCAAGTTGTTCTGAAACGGAATGCACACATTTTCTTGCGGATCAAGTTGAGGATAGTACCAGTTGGTTTGTTCTAAATCGCGAAACGTCCATGCCGGGTGTGTCACGCGTGACTGTTCGACTGTCGAGTTACATGTTGGATACGATATCGGGCTGCTAGAAACGGCTGTATTTACATAGTTATTTTCCATGCAATCTCTCGACAATCTTTGGTTCAAACCTTTCAAATTACTTTCTAAATTGATTGTGTTTGTTCTTAAATTGGCGCCCCATCCTTGAATTCGAATGTACGGGTCATCAAAATAGCACGGCTTGTCGCCATTTCCTGGCTTGTTCAACATGTATCGTCCTGGATCAGTCGATTCTTGAAGCTGCTTGTTTATTCTGCACGGGTCATCGTGAAAACGAGTAAATGACATTTTATTGTTTTATTATTTTATTGGTTCTTATTTATTGTTTATATATTATTAATTATTAATATATTTTTTTATTTTTTTATTGTATTATTATTTATTAATATATTTTTATTACACGGTGTAATATATTAAAGATATGAATATATAAATAACAGGTTATATTAACGACTAAAAGTAAAGAGTGATTTCATCCCACATGAATCTGAATCATAGTAGACAAAATTGTGACATTTGTATTAAACCCGATTCGGAATCGGAGTGGATTCAAATATGTCAGGATTCGGATTCAGATAATGCTGCGCACAGACGAATTGCGACTGCATATGCGCAATACAAAAATAGACCGACATACCACTCTGAAGTTCCGCATCATGCGGACAACGGAATTAAAGTGTTCAGACATAATAACGACCATTATAAAGCGACGTATGTTTCTGATGGAAACGGACAAAATATATCCATACCCATAACCATACCCATCATTGACATGGCGGATGTGAAAGTATTTAACCGATATTCCGAATGCAAACTGGTGTAAAGCGCGCAACTATCAGGCATGGGCGTATCGCGATTTCATGTTTGATGCAACCGAACCACAAGTTAAATATTATGCGTCACGACATTCATCGCATTTATTCTTTCAAACAAGCAACTACAGAGATGTGGTAACGATTGAGATAGACGGAATACCTCCTAATATTATTTTCAAACTGTCTAGAAACGAAAACGGGAGCGTGTATTATGAAAAGAATGATGGGAGTGGATCCAGGGTTCGAATTTGTGATAATGAAACCGCGCGTTCCGGGTATCTAGGATTTTATCGAAGAATAACGGATGTTGGCGATTTTATCATTTCTCATGCAGTAGCCCCTGCGGTAGTAGCCCCTGCGGTAGTAGCCCCTGCGGTAGTAGCCCCTGCGGTAGTAGCCCTGCATCACGCATATGGTCCTGAATACCAAGATTTTGCCGGTTATTTGCATCAGATCAATGCGACAGCTGCAACAGCTGCGTCTGCGTATCAAAATCACGATATAAAACTACCGCTAGCTTCGGGTACGCACAGCATTCAAACAGATAATGAAGAAGAACAATGCATTATGTGTTTTAAAAATAAATCGACGGTTTGCGTATATCCATGCGGTCACAAGGTGATGTGTCCGGACTGTTATGATAAAATGGAAAAAGGCGAGTGTCCGATTTGTAGGGGCGACATCATAAAGTTAATATGCGAAAATTAAATTCACAATTTAAGTTTCATCATATTCGTGCCTACGCGTTTCATATCTACTACGTGTTTCATTATATTTGCGCCTATACTTTTCATCATGTTCATGTTTCCGTGGTTCGTGTGATTGTTTATGTGTCTATTAACATACATTATTTTCTTGTGTATTTTTAAATTTTTTTTTATTTCAAACACAGTATTCTCCATATTTATTGGTCGACCTGAAGTTATAGTTGCCTGTTGGGTATACCCATCAATCTTCAAATTACAACACACATCCTTCAATAAATGTTTCCATTTGTACGTGTTTAAATCATTAGATTGCATGTGCGCCAATAAAGTGCTCGTTAACGCGCCGCCATATTGTTGATCTTGTTGTATAAAAGCGTCTGCCGATGTTTGTTCGTCTTGACATCCGCTAATGCAAAAAACTTCACCGCGCGTTTTCGTATACTTTTTTAATTCTCTCACGGTTTGACGAAGAGACCATTCCGACGGTTGATACGTTTTTGGGAGCGTCTTGGCGTTTTGATCTATCGAATAACTTGAATCGTCGTCATATTTGTAGCGGCAATCGCAACCTGTGCCACTGTTACACGCATCTAAAACAACATATAATTTTGCCCCTTTTGGAACCCTTTGAACCAACATTCGTCGAATAACATCGTCAGTTATGAGTCCCGATGCGTCATAGTCAATCGGAACAATACAAGAATCGAATCCACTTTCTTCATCTCGATTGAAGTCGCGTTGAAGAATTCCGTGTCCTGAAAAATGAAACCATCCTTCGTCTCCCGCTTTTAAACTACGAACAAACGTGTCAATTGCTCCAAGTATATTTGCTCTTGTTGGTTTAATTGTTGTGTCGTCTGTTAACACTATAAAACTTGTGTATCCGAGTTTTGATGCTAAAAATTCTCTAACATTATTGACATCATTTATACATCCCTTCAACTCGTCGGATGTGTTTCTATAGTTGATTCCAATTAGTAATCCGCGTTTCGCCATGTTTATTATATAATATAGGGAAATATTATATAATATGCAAAAAATATTATAGTAAATGTAGGTTTTTAGTCTCTCTACATAAAACTCAAATTTGAAACAATTTCGTTTAGTTCAAAAATATCGCATCGCTTCGACTTTTCAACGAGAATGTGTTTGCTAAACATGTCTCGAATGTATTCGTGTTTCACCATGTTGAAATATTTAGGAGAAATGTGTCCTTTTGATATAAAAAAATCACTCGGATACTCGTGATAATATAATTTTATATTTTTAAACATATAAATTGTAACGAATAAAAATCCGAGTGACCAAATGTCGTGCGATTTATTATGTTTTATCCAGTTGTATTCGAAATGTTGGGGATATTTGATTACGTCATTGCCATCTTTTGTGTTTGCAATTGTATTTTCAGTTTCTGGCGCACAAAATGGCAACGTTCCGCCACTCGCATTTGTCGTTTTTTCGTGAATACCAGAAAGACCAAAATCGATTAAAAAAACAGATATGTTATTATAATATTTATTATTCTTGGTTTGTTGTTGAACAATGAGGATATTCGACGGCTTTATGTCGCCGTGCACGCAATCAACCTCGTGTAATTCTTTTAAAATGATGGACAGTTGAATAAACACGTCATACACGATTTCGTCAAAGTTGCTTTTATTTTGGATTGTTTTTATCCACATATCAAGCGTGACTCCGTTTGTAATAAATGGCTGAACGCTATAAAATATTTGCGGACTTGATAATTTAATATGACAATAAACCGGAATTACAATTCCCAATCTTATAACGTGTTGATAATTATTATCGTATTTATTCAATAATTTTGACCTGACAATGTCTTCTCCTGCAATTGGATCGTCTATATTGTCTATACGAAACATTAAATTAAAATATTTATGTTTAAATATGCCGTACTTTTTAAAATGAGGTTGGAAACTGGATACATCTCCTCCGCCACATTGTTTGTATATAATAAAATCTTTTAAATACTCTTTATAATTTTCATTGTGAATATTCGTAATCATCGTTTTCAATATAAATCTGCTCATATTGTCCCAATAAGTTAAATTATAAATCTCAGCTTGTTGAACGTGTTGTATAACACACTCCACAATCTCGTCTGTTGTAAGGACGGGGCGTTGCGGCGCCACATCAACGGGTACAGGCGTATTCAGAGGCGCGTGCAGAGGCGCATGCAGAGACACAGTCGGAGCTGTGACCAACGATCGCGATGACAATATCGGAGATGGTGGCGACGATGACGATGACGACGACGACGTTGAAGATGTTGGAGATGTTGGAGATGATAACAGCGGTTTATTTTCAATATAATTTTTTCTCATGGATCGTATTTATTAAGTATGGTATTTATTATAATATTTGTTATAGTATTTATTATAGTTTTATAAATATTATAATAAATTAAAAATTATAATCATAATTCGATTTATATCATAGATTCATGGATTTTCATTTATACATAGATCTTCTAGATTTCTTCATTGTTTATAAAATTCAAGCAAACGCGCAGACGGGTCAATATTCGAGCAAAATGGATGTCTCCAATAGTAAGGAATGGCATTATCACTCTTTTCCGGAAAAAAATTCTCAAATATTTTCCTATAATAAAAACTTTCCTTATCATACGGTAAATTATTCTCGTTTTGTATTTTATTTTTCAACTCTGTAATTGTATTTACATATACATCGTATTCAACGTCCGATATTTTGGTTTCAACATGTTCTTTGATCATTTGCACCCATGTTCGACCCGAATTACCCGATACCCCGTCGCTAAATGCCTCTTTGCGCCTCCAAAGCAAGTCATCCGGTAAATACCCCTGTCCATCAAACGCCTTTCGAAGCAAATATTTTTCAATTCGTTCGTCGTCAAATCGCTTATACCGCGGCGGAATTTCCATTACATATTTCAAAAATGCCTTGTCTGCAAACGGAACACGCGCCTCTAATCCCGCGCCGGAAATGGTCTTATCCGAGCGCAGCAAGTCGAAATAACGCACGTCACGAATCATGCGCTCGTTTTCGCGCTTAAAATCTTCATCGGAGGGCGCCTTTGTAAACCCGCGATAAGAGCCGAAAATCTCATCCGACATGTCCCCGCAAAAAATAACAACATCATCCGAGTGCTTTGAAATGTATTGGCTTATCAGAAAATTGGGTAGCGACGCGCGCACTGATGTTGTGTCATAACTCTCAATTTGATACACCGTGTCTTCAATCGCATCCAAAAACTCTTGTTCGGATAAACACACTTCGTGATGGCGCGTGCCAAGATAGTTTGCGGCGCGCCGCGCCCACATCAAATCCACCGACCCTTTGAGACCAATACTATACGTGTTTAATTTTGAAGGATCCATAAATTTACACATGATGGCAGTAACAAGCGTGCTGTCCAACCCACCCGACAATAAACATCCCACCGCGCCGCGTTCCGACATGAGCCGCTTCTTTACGGCCGACTCTAGCAGCGTCTTAATATTCGCGCAAATGTTTTCTTCAGAATCTTCAACGGTTTGAAATACATAATTATAGGGCACATACTGCTCTAAAATCGGATCCCCGCGTCTTGCCGTGTGTAGCGCACTGTAATACGGGTGAATAATTAGAGCACCCAGCTCGTAAACGCCATAACACCCCGACGGAAACTGGCTTATATAGTGACCCACACAATGCTCCATTGATTTCATTTCACTTGAAACCGTCATGTCCGCCGCAAATCCAAACTCTGACCCATAAAACAATGACCGAATGCCAAACGGGTCTCTTGCAATATACACGGCATTCGTATCATGGTCTACCATCGTTAGTGCAAACACGCCGTCCAAGCGCTTGAGCGTTTCCTCCATACCAATTTTACGAAACAAGTGAATCACAATTTCGCAATCGGAACCGCCCTTGTTATACTCTTCCGCCAAATCAAACTCGTCAATAAGTTGTTTATAATTATAAATTTCACCATTGCAAATCAGCGTGCAATTTTTTAGTTTAAGCGGCTGATTCCCGACACTGCTTAGTCCATTAATCGATAAACGATGAAACCCGAAACAACGATGCGAAAATTGTTTTTCCACCTTTTCGTGCAAAAAAATAGAATTATCTGGACCTCGGTGACTCGACTTGTAAAATGTTTGTTGAAGCGACTTCAACTTTTTCATGTCCAAATATTTAGTCAAACGATTCTCGTAATAAAAAATGCCGCACATATTGGGATTTATTACACGCGTATACACAAATTTTGAAGTTACATATACATGTCGCGATTTATCTATGTCGGTTTCATAAATATATATTTATTATACATGCGTTGGAAGAGTTTCAGTGGTAGGTATTATAGGAAATCCAAATTGTATTCTTCTTCTTCTTCTTCTCCTTCTCGTTTGATAGATAAAAAAAATATCCAAGTAAATTATATAATCTACACACGGTTTTATGAATTACAAAAGGATTTGGATTGACATTCGCGACGAGCACGAATTAGCGGAAAGTCAGATTATTGCTCCTAACGATGATACATTAGTTATCAATATACCAAGTCGCAATATATTTGCCAACGTTGATTGGATAAAGTCAGTGCAATCAAAAGGAATTAAAGTAACGCTTATTTGTAGAAGCGCAAATCGTAGCCAAATGGTAAAAGAGCTTTATTTTGCAAACGATGAAAATATAGCTTCATTAGAAGGTGGAATTAATAATCCTACTATTAAAATGAAACATTTTTCCGGAAGTTTGGGACTTCAACAAATACTTCAATTAGTGTTTGCAGTAATTTTAACATGTATTTTATTGGCATCATTTTATATGAATATACTACATTTACGTTATGTAATTATTGGCATTATCTTTTTTATAATATATCAAGTGGTTTCTAAAAGTTGTTTAATTGGAAAATTTGTATCGATGAAAGCAATTCCGCGTTAAATTTTACTGATTTTACAGAATTGTGTTTTATTCCAACCAAAAAAACCACTGCCTCAATAATTCCAACCACTCGGCATCTTCATCTCGTTGATTGTTCATTTTCATCGCAAGAACCATATTCTTTGTTGTTCTGTTGTTCGATAATGAAACTATATTATATTATATTTATATTATTTTTTCAATTTTATATAAAAAAAATATGTGTAGATTTCGCTTTTCTCTCTTCTCTCTCATCTACACGTTTGTACATTTTTTAATTTTTTGGAATGACCCCGATACCCCCTTCATAATATATGAGGTACGTTTCTGATTTTTTTACTCTGCACATGCGTTTGCAGTCGCAGTCAACTGAACCTGGGGTTTTTGCTTTGTTTGTCATTTCGCATTTCAGTTGCGGCTGTTGTTGCGGCTGTTGTCGCTTTTCTGAATGCAAATCATTTCTCTCTTCTTCTTCTTCGCGAAACGCGCGTCTTTGTTCATGTTCATCATCGTCCCACTCATTTTCCTTTTTTTTCCATTCATCGTTAATTTTTTTGCGCTGATCAAAGAGTGAATCAATACACATTTGGGTATGCAACTGTTTCGTAAAACTTTTAATGCCTCGAACTCCTTGAACTCCTTGATGAAACAATCTATTAAGGAACATTAAGCAAACGTTGTGTGTGCGTGATACTTTGTCTGATACTTGTGAGAATAAGATTTAAAAAATCAATTTGCTTTTTTATCAATTATCGTTATTCATATTCATTCTCGTATTTATTTTTGTGATTTATTTATATTTTATTATTAAAATATTTTATTATTAAAATATTTCAATAGTAAAATAATTCAATAATAAAATATTTTAATAATAAAATATAAATAAATAATAAATAGTTAATTCATAGTATAAAAATAAGTGAAATTTAATAAAATGTTTGGTGTGGTGAATCAATTATATATATGCAACCAACAGCGATCAAGAGAATTGAATGATCGTATATCGGTTCGAAACATTCCGTCTGCTCCATTACAGCCGCAATTTAGTATGCGCCCGGTTTTAACCAAATATTCAATCATGCCTATTTTGGATCAGCGCGCAACTCCGTCTGTTCCATTACAACAATTCCCAACATTCAACCCGGAACAAACATTCAACCCGGGAAACGCGCAAGCACCGTGGTCTCTATTTTCGTCCAATGTAAACACAGAATCCGTTTTACGAAATCAAGTGTTTGCGCTCCAAAATTGCGAACAAGCGTACTATGTCCCGTCTTCTGATAGCGACTTGTTCAATGTTCGAGTTCCAGAAAATTATGTAGAACAACCGCATCCCGACCTTTTTAATCGCCAGCGTTTTTGTCCACATAATCCAAACGAACACAACATTGCAAATAATTTTTTCAATAATTCAACTCGCCATGATATTAAAAATTTATAAATAATATTTGTGTTACTTTGAGAGCTTTAGTGCTTTTTTTTATTTTGCATTTACATTCATTCTATAATTGAAAAATATACTATAACATAATTTTAACTAACTATATAATAGTAATAATATTTTATATATATATATATATATAGTACATAGCTTTAATTATTCTATAATGAGCTGTTCTAAACAAAAAGGTGGCGGCGTTTTTGATGTTTTTTGCCCTCTATGCAATTTGCCATTTTATTCCCCATTTGACGATCAAAAACCACCCAGCGACGATGATGAAGATGAGGAGTTATACGATTTGCGAAATACCAAATTGGACTGGCTGTCAGATGTTTTGGGGGTCGATGACAACACGAGTACCGTGATGGAACTAAAAGGCGATGATCGTTATGGACAGTTTCCAATAAAAAGTGGTAAAGACAAAGGCGGACTTTTTGGACTCAGAAATTCCGTTGCAGTGCAAGCGGGAAGTATAAAAAAAGAGAAGTACAAAGGATTTGGAGCTGCGTTTCACAACGATTGTATCAAATATATTAGCCAAAAATCAGGAAGACCGATCAACTACCAACTTGGTGTTGACATTGAAGAAAAAATAGAAGATTATTTTAAGGCGCACCCAAAGGTGCGAAGAGATGATGATTATCAACAACAGTCATATGATTTCGAAGGAGCGCTGGAAGATAATGGCCCTGAATATTTTGTTTCTCCGCTCCAACCGGAAGGGAAACATGTTCGAAGATTGTTGGACGACTTTATTCCGAAAAAATCAACGCCGTCGCCTCAAAAACCTATTGAGGCGGTAGCGGAAGTACAAGAAGTTAATCAAAAGAAGAAAAAACAAGGTGCTGCAAGTGGCGCAACAGTAGATGACAGCTGCGCATCTCAAAAAGACAAGGTCGTCTGTATTCAAAAAAAATGCGTATGGGGCAAAACAAACAGATGTAGCAAAAAACGATCTACAAGAAAACAGACGAAAACAAAAACAAAATCAAAGTCAAAGTCAAATGTAAATTGCCCGTCTCATAAAGATAAAGACGAATGTGTAAAAAATCATTGTTGTTGGGGGAAAACAAATCGCTGCAGCAAAAAACGCGTTTTTTACAATCATTTATAGTAAAATGATTTACACGTTTGAATAAAAATAATAATGTATAATTTACGTAAAAAATATAATTATACATTATTCGTTTATATATAAATGTTATATATATGACAAGTATGACAAATAGTAGTAACATAACTATAAATAATCATGTTGATTCATCTTTAAATAAAAGCGGCTTAAACATAATGGATGATGTGACGCTGGCATACATGGTAAATACACTACAGTACGAGAAATATCTTAAAAAAAATAATATCGAGTATGATTCGGGATTCAAAAGAGATATAAGATTTTATAGGAAAAGGATTATCTCGCTTACCAAAGATTTATTTAAAAATCAAGTAGAAAATGATAAAAGTCAGCATTCGGATGTTACAATGGTCGGAGCATTCAACATGTACATGCGCGCATGCATCTCTTATTTGAAATTTTCAGACCAAAGTGAGACCATACAAAAATGCTACGTGTGTTTGGGCATGGCGGATGGTAAAAATCAAACGAATGAAAACATAAAAGATCAAAAATGCATATGCAAAAATAAAAATGAAGACGATCCTTTTGAGTTGCATAAAGCGAATGAACTATGTTTTAAACCAAAAGAAGTTAAAAAAATTACGCTCGATAATTACGTGATTCGAAAAAATGTGAAAAAAAGCGAACCCGTTGTTTATCCGAAACAATTCACGTTTAATCCGAGAGATCCGGCGTTTAAACACAAGGGTCTAAAACCAAAACCAACAAAACCTGGAAACGTAAACGAGCTTGAAAATATTGAAAATGGAGCGAATATTGAAAATGGAGCGAATATTGAAAATGGAGCGAATATTGAAAATGGAGCGAATATTGAAAATGGAGCGAATATTGAAAATGGAGAGAAAATAATAAAAGATTCAAATGATAAATCGAATGAAAAAATAACAAATAATAAAAAAAAGAAAAAAAAGAAAAAGGTTTCTTTTGATGTAACAAATTATATCGACAGTATATAATAGATATATTTAGGTTGTTTATAGAATGTCTGAAAATGAAACTGGAGGAACAAAAAATAAAAAATTAAACAACAGTGTAAATGTGGATCGCGAATTTAAGAAGCTATCATGCGGACCAACCCAAGAAAAAAGTTTCACGTGTTATACGACCAACGCTTTAATGCATCTTAGAGACAGCTGGAATGCGCGACATCCTGACGCCGCGATACAAAGCGACAATGTGGAAGAAATATGGCACGCACTAAAAACGGGATACGGTAACGTGTGCAATAAAGAATCCTGCTGGTTGCGCCAATTGGCATCTGCATCCAAAGAAGTGAAGAATTTATTCAACTATTTTGCACCGGAGAGTCCAAAAACATGGAAAAAAAATCCAAACGAGTGGTTGTCCAGTGTCGATATTGCAAAAGTGATGAAACAATACGAAGATACATTTCCGTCATTTGAATTTCTTGGTCCTTCTCCAATCGATTTCGATAAAACGCCAAAAGGAGAGAATTCGTGCGTTTTTGAAGAGTTGTGCGAGTTTGAATTGAAAAATTATCTCAATCCGGCTGATCCAAAACATAAAATCGGAATTATTTTTAATACGGATCCTCATTATTTGACAGGATCGCACTGGATTTCTCTCTTTATTGACATGAAAAAACAATTCATATTTTTCTTCGATAGCACCGGCGACGCACCTCCAAAAGAAATTACAAAATTTGTGAAAAAAATTATCAAACAGGGAAAACAATTTCACATACATTTCAAATACATTGTAAATAAGAAAGAACATCAAAAACGTAATACGGAGTGTGGAATGTACTCGCTCTTCATGATTATTAACTTACTCAAAGAAACGCGAACCCCTGAAGATTTTTTAACAACTATTTTTACAGATAAAGAAATGGAGAGATTTAGAAGTATATTTTTTAATAAAGAAGAATTGTAACTATCTATTTGTGTATGGTGATAACAAGGTAAAGACAAATTTAAATTTTCGTTTACATTTTATTATTTTATAAAATTGATTTTTTATAAAATAATAAATACGTTGCAATAACTCATCGTTAACTCATCGACCAGTATAACAAAAAATAAAATGCAACAACAACAACCACAACAATCACGAGAACAAGAACAAGTTGTGTCGACTCTCAATCCTTTATCCGCACCTTTTCCCGTTCCTTTTAAAATGGGAGAACAAGAATACTACAATTCAAAAGATTTGCAAGCTTATAAACCCGAATTTTATTATGGGTGCACTTCCAAACCAAGAAATATTATTATGAAGAAAAATATCCCGAAAGATGCATACACTTATGCGACATTTGAGAAATTGTCAAAAAACTGGAACCCGACCGACGAGTCGTGCAAGAAAGCCCAGCTCCTGATTTCAAAACAATGGGTAGATGAATATTATTTCAGCGCTACTATTGTTGGCGGCGAAAAAAAGAAAACTGTAATTAAAATTGCACAACAACCGGTTCTTAAACCACTAGTTCATTCTCCACGCGATTCTAATGAAACTATTGAGGATGATGGTCATTGTGAAAATCAAATATCGGAAGAAGAAAATGTAGAGGAAAATCGACAACATCAAGAAATCGAAAATGCGCCGCCACTATTACATTTGGATGATTCTGAAAAATTTCACGATGCAGATGGAAATGTCATTGAAATCGAAACGCGTGGTGAAAGAAACAGAAAAAAAATTTACTTTAAAGTCAAAGATGTTAGCGTTGGATTCGGAATGCCAAGTTTGTATAGAAATATATGTGCTGACCGAGGTTATGATTATGGTTTACACTATAAACACATGTTTATTCGGTCGTCTTTCCTCAATGTGGAAAATGACACGATTAAAAAAGATTTATTCTTGACATATAGAGGACTGGTACGCGTTTTAATGACGTCTCGAAATAAGAATGCTGATAAGTTTCAAGATTGGGCAGAAGAAAAACTCTTCACCATTCAGATGGGCACAAGGGATCAAAAGGTGAAACTCGGCGCCGAAGTTTTAAACACATCTCCGCGAACATTAAAGGCAATCTTCGACAAACACGCTTCGACATTCCCGTCTATTTATTTAATGTCGCTCGGAAAAGTCCGCGATCTGCGCGAAACATTCGGAATCCCCGCCGATAAATCAGACGATTCAACCGTATACAAGTTTGGATTTTCGGAAGATTTGGCTCGTAGAGTGATGGAACTTGAAAGTGAGTATTCAAAACTACCAGGCGTTACAATGCAAATTGCAACATTTCAGATTATTGATGCAAAATATACTTCCGAAGCAGAAAGTGAAGTGCGCGATACATGTAGTGCATTTGAACTCCGTGTGAAAAAAACGACGCAGGGATTCAATGAGCTCATTGTTCTTGACGACAAGCAATTTGCAAACCTGAAGAAACTTTATCGCCGTATTGGAGACGAATTTGCAGGAGCAACACTCGGACTTCAGAAACAAATAAAGGAGTATGAAAATGAATTGATGCGTCTCAAATTAGAAATGCAATACAAGGATGATCTTCATAAGAAAGAAATCGAATATTATAATAAAGATGTTGAGCTTAAAGAAACAGTAATTGAAAACTGGAAACTGAAGTATCAGCTGGCAACATCGGCAACATTCACGTCACCAAAACCGGAACAAATTGAAAGAGAGTTTAGCATGGTTCGATGTTAATGGTTATCATGACAATGCATGCGCGCGCGCGATATATTGACCAAGGCGACAAATGATTAAATATTAAAAAATTATTATTTTTTATGACACTCGAATAAAAAATAATATTTACAAAATTATAGAGAGATAAAATTTAAGTAATAAAAAATGAAAATCAGAGAATATAGCAGAAAAAAAAATAAGTTACGTAAAATACCAAACCGGTATGTTCCCGAGCACTTGTCGAGCAAGGATAAACGAGTTCAGTTAAACATGTTGAAAAAGTCGAGACGAATGTATAAAAGTAAAAAATATTTTACTCGGAAAAAGGTGGCATCGTTTAAAAATAAAAAATCGTCCCACGTTCAAAATGCAGAACGAATATATGGCGTGAAAAATGTCACGCCAAATCAAGACCTTGTAAAAAAAACCGGATGTTCTTTAAATGCTTTGAATCAGATCGTTAAAAAAGGCGAAGGTGCCTACTACTCATCGGGATCAAGACCTAACCAAACAGCGCGATCATGGGGACTGGCGCGTTTAGCAAGTTCGATTACCGGCGGAAATGCAGCCATCGTTGATTTCCATATTTTAAAAGATGGATGTGACCATAAAAAAAAAGCATACATTCTCGCAAATAAACGAATGACTAAAAAATAAAAAATAAATAATGTTTCGCCACTCTCAAGTCTACGTTTACACCCTTGAAGATTTAAAATATAGTTTTTATTTATATTATGAGAAGATGAAATATTTATCTTAAAATATAATTCACAACTGCGAATTATATTTTTTTATTTGTTTTTATTTTACTTATATTACCATCATGATCATCATCACACAATATAATACGTTTGCAGTTTACATTCATCTGCGCCCACCGCGCTGACCGTGACTGTCGCCCGACCTGGAAAATGTAGAACGAGATTGATGTGAATCAGAAGAAGAAGAAGAAGCGCGTCTCAAAACTGGAACATACGAATCATTGTCTTCTACTTCGCCGCCATTATGACCGACATTCTGTTGGCGCGCATCGTTTCGCGTCTCGCACATCAACTTGCCTCCAAACATTCCGGTCACATTAACTGCCTGACAAGAATGCTGGCCGTTGGCAACATTGGACACGTCGAACTCAACATATTCGCCTTGAACCAAAAATCGATACTGCTCTTCTGCGACCTTTACGTTGGAATGATGCACAAAAATCTCACTTCCAACCTTCAAGTCACTTCCTGAGACACCTTGAACGACAGTCAAAAATCCGAATCCCGTCTTCATATTGAACCATTTTACACATCCCGCCAATTTTTTATCACACACTGATCCTGCTGCTGCCATTTTATACTGTTGTTGTTTGCTTGCGTGTTGCTTGCTTATAACATTATTAGCGACACATCTTTAAGTATATTTGGATATATAATAATACTACCATTACCATACATGTTTATAATGTCGATTCATGATAAAAAAGAATAAACGTATTATTTATTTTATTATTTTTCTAATTACTTGAATTAGGATTTTCTCTCGATTCTCTCTACAATTCAACTCTAAAGAAACGAATAAAAAATCAGATTGGATCGACATTGGATTCAAATATATACAACCTTGTTGTAAGAAGGAGTTTAGAGAGATTTGAGAGAAAATCATAATTCAAGTAACTAGAAAAATAATAAAATAATAGAAAATAATAAAATAAATAAAGTTTAATAATTGATAATAAAAATAAATATTTTTTATATATAATAGTATTTTTGTATTTCATTTTAAAATATTATTTGCTCATTATATTAAAATAAATAAGTAAAACAATAAATAAAAAATAAATGATTTCATCATTATTGAGCGGAACAACAAGCATTCATGATTTATTTTATCCAAAATTAGAACCATTTTCATTATTTTCTTCAGACTCTACAACTGACGCATCAGGCAACCCAGTCGATGCATCGGGCAATACAACATCATCAGGGGGAATGTTTGGTATGGGCAGCATGTTTTCATCTTCGTCGTCTTCTACAGATGCATCGGGTAACCCAGTCGACGCATCGGGTAACCCGGTTGACGCATCAGGTAACCCGACATCATCAGGGGGGATGTTTGGCATGGACAACATGTTTTCATCTTCTTCTACAGACGCATCGGGTAACACGGTCGACGCATCAGGGAATCCAGTAAACACGACGAATCCGTCGATTGCGCCATACCTTGATTTTTTCAAAAGTTTGTTTTTTTTATTTGTTCAAATTTGCATTATAGGATACCTGGGGTCGTCGTTTCTAACATTGGTTCGTATGTCGGGTTCGAAACCGTTTCTAGATAAATTCATGCCGTCTGATATTAACGCGTATCCGTATTGTACCCCATCTGATCCAAAACTATCGGGTGAAGGCGCACAACACGTCGAAATCGACGACGACTCTTTATACTCATTCGGCTTTCCGTATAATTTATATTGCGATCCAGGAGATGAAGACGGAAACACGTGTTCAAAAACATGCGGCGTTATAAAACGCGAACTAAAGGATCAAAATGCATTTTTCAAGTATACTTCCTATGATTTTTGGATCGCCATGTCATCTAAACACACCTATGCCACACTTAGAGCATTTATTAAAATGGTAGTCACAAGTTTAAATTCAATTGTGAAACAAGACCGAAGCGACGCGTATGGAATCGTAGAGAACATTGTCATGGTAATTGGTCTGATTTTTATGTACATTGTTGGACTATCCGGAGGGTTTGTGGGATTTTTTTTGACATACGCGTTTCAAATGTACAATTCCGGTTTTGTGTTTTTTGGACTGGCGTGGACATTTGGACTCTTTTTATTATCATGGATACCCCCCCTTTTAAACTTCTTTGGATTTATTTTCCAGTTTATTTTGTTGTTTATATGGAT